AGTGGCGCTGAGCGCGGTGTTCGACAAGTTTTAAAGTTCCCCGGCATCATTTTCGTAACTGATGATGTGATAGTCCGTCATAAATTTTTCTGATAATGGGTCAGGAACCGTTTTCGGACCCTCCCCAGGCGCAGAAGTGAAGAAAGGGGTCACTTAGGCCCCTCTGAAGCTACTTGTGTGTGCTTGGCCAACGATCTCGGCAACCTGGCTTCTTGCAACGAAACAAAGCCTCGACGTGTTCAGCCTTCATAGCCATGTCATCGTTCGGCATCATGTACTGCCCACAGTACGGCCTACCACTGGGGTCAATAACATGCCACTTCTTGAGCTTTGTAGTATCCGGTCTGTCGAGCCAAGAGGCATCCCTCGGCATTGCTATTAAGTCGCCCACTTATGACCCCTCTGAAGCTCATCACTTGATAAGTGGGAACCAGCCGATCAGCGACTCGTCGTTTAACTGACGAACGTATTCGCTCATACCTCACCCCGCTCAACAGCTCGTGCCAGCTCAACGAGCAGCTTGGCGAGTGGTCGCAGTGTGCTGGCGTCGAGCAGTATCTCGTTGTCGCCCTGCTTGATCTCAACCATGCCGCCGCTGTACTGCTTCAGCGTGATCACGGGCTCAGGCAGATTGCCGTCGGGACATGCCTGCCAGATCACAGCCTTGGTATTCTTGTGGTAGGTGTCAACAATTGGCGTACTCATACCCCCGTACTCCCCATCCCGCCCGCCCCACGCTCCGTACTGCCAAGCTCATCAACTTCAACAAGTTCAACCTGCTGTACGGGGATGATCATGGCCTGGGCGATGCGGTCGCCGTGGGTGAAGAACAGGCTTCCGCCGTCATCACGTATCAGCTTCACCTGTACCTCTCCGCGAAAGTCAGAGTCGATGACCCCCGTAGCGTTCACCAGGCGGGTGAGGTCTTTGAAGCCGTGACCGCTGCGGCTGTAGACCAACATCACATGACCTTCAGGTATCTCAAACGCCAAACCTGTCGGGATACACACCGTCGCAGGCTTGCAGGTGGAGATGGCAGCATCGTTGTCAGGCAGGCACGCATGAAGATCAAAACACGCAGCACCTGCGGTCTGGTACTTCGGCAGGATCGCATCAGGGTGGAGCTTCTTCACTTTGAGTTGCATCTCACTTCACTCTCAATTATCAGGTGGTAGCCAGCCGCATCGGCTGACACACTTCAGGAACCACTCGGGGTGTGGGCTGCCGTACTTCCCCCTCCTTTGCCGGCAGCCGACGCCCTGAGTGGACCCACTTCTTGTCAGGCGAACACGTCGTCCGGTGTCGCTTCAACCTTCTCGAACCGCTCACAGTTGGCAAACGCCCAGTCGGGGTACTTCACTTTCAGGCGTTCAAGCCGCTGCGCTGAGCGCAGGTTAGCGGCATCACTGCGACCACGGTCGATGTAAGTGATAGTCTTGGTCGCTCTGTCCTGGGCGGCAGCTTCTGTGAAGAACACCCCCGCTGGCGTCACGAACACCTGCGACAGCCCGAAGTCATACTCGTGCACGTCGTCGATGGGGTTCACACCCATAGCAACAACCTGGACGACGGGGAAGCCGGCAAACGGCCCCTGCGGGAGAAACTCGCAAATGTCGAACAGTGCCTCGTAACCTTCCATGTTGACAGGCTCTCTGAACTCGGGCCTTCCGCCGAGTATCGCGGCGAAATACTCAGCTCGGTTCTTGAACACCAGTGGGTCATCCCACTCGCCGTCCTCTATCTTCACAAAGACATCGATGTCCTTGACCTCAACACCGCTGAGCGTATCGCGAGGAGCCCCGCCGCCGATGATGACGTGCTGAGTCTCAAACGCAGCACGGGCGATGTTGCAAAGCTGCTGCAAGTTTTGAATGGTCAGCGCCATCATCAAGCCCTCACGTTCGTACCGATGGGGTTCTCACCCTTACGGTAGCGGCCCTGCGGAGCGATGCCGCTCGGAATGTTCTTCGGCAGCTTCACAAGCACACCGCCATTACGGACGAACGCTTTCTTGTGTGACGCCATCGCGTCGCTGCCCTTGCTGCGACCTGGCCCCTTCTTCGTCGGGTGACGCGGGCTCACGAAACGCTGCTTAACGCGGGAAGGTTTGCTGTAGCTGTCCATCGTCTGTCCGGTGGCCCAGCCCATCAGTGCTTTCAGGATATTCATGGCAGTGCTCCTTACTCTGTTGGTAATCCGATGAGGGTGTTCAGTTCCTGCACGTTGACACTTGGCAGCCCTGCTGCAACGACGGCATCGTGACGGGGAATGAGTTCGACTGCTTCAGGCCATACTTCAAGCAGGCGCTTGATGGTTGTGCACGAGTAGACAGTCGCCCTTGCCTGAGTGCGGATCGAATCCTCGATGGCCTCGATAGTCTTGCGCTCCTCCTCAAGTTCAAAGAACTCGACGGCGAGAAGGTGATCAGCTTCGAGGACGAAGCGCCTGTTCGAGGCGCCGTTTCCGCAAGGCTTGCGGAGGTAATCACCGCCTTCCGCTTTGGGGAAGTAGGCGTGATAGGCGCAACCCGCGACGTTGAGATAAATCTCGTAATCAGTAGCGAGTCGGGACCGACTGGACAGGAGGTGTTCGGGCACTTCAGCCAACACCTTCGCAGCCTCCTGGATCACCTTCTCGATCCGCGACACCTCTTTGGCACCGCCGAGTGACTCGATGCGGCACTTTTCAACCCAGGCGTCGTGGCGCTTACCATAGGCGGCAAAGCGTGCAGGCACAGGGCTTTTTGCAATGGCGTTGGCGATGATCGCTTCGCGTTTATCCTTGTTGAGCTTACTCATTCAATTCATCCGTTCAAAATTCAGTGGTTAAAAATGGCGGTCAACCGAAGCTGCCGCCATTCAAAGAACTTCAGCCAGGTCATCCCTGCACTGCGCCTACCTGATGACGATTGGAGGGTGAGTCCGTTCGTATCATCCGACCCGGCGATGGTCGAATAAAAAACCCCGGCTACCGGGGAAGCCTCTGACCGGATTCAACAGGACGGTCTGAGGTGAAAAGGTTGTGAGTGATGGCCGGTGCTGATCTCCGGCATGCCCTTCGTAGTGGTCATAGTGCAAGCTCTCAATGACTGAGGCCGCCAACCCGACATTTGCCACCATGCTACGTTGCGTATCAGCCTACGCATTCACCACTCACACGTTGAGTCAGGGCGCTGTACTGGGGTGGCGGGAATGACCCGGCCCCTTCCTGTTTACCTCTCACTCAACTCCCGCTATGAGACATTACAACTTCCGGTTGAGTCAACCCCGACGACAGCCCAAACTCCGCAAAGTCGGATTCTCCCGACGAACGGTAACTTGTGGAGGTATCGATGTTTTCTCTCTTGTCGCCGCTGACGAAGGTTTTGTCAGTAGCAACCCTGGCACTTCTGCTCGCCTTGGGAGCGGCTCTGTTTTCGCTCAGGAGCGCTTATCGTGAGCAGGGCAGTACCCAGACACTCCTTGAGGCTGAAAAGCGCACCAGCGAGCGCGTTGGTGGCGAATTGAGGGCTTCCGAGAAGGCACTTGACGCTCACAAACTCGAAATTGCGAAAAACGAGGCACTTCTGATCGCCAACGAGGTCCAGCGCAACACCCTGGAAAAACGTGTCACCGTCCTGACCAACAAACTCAACAAACTTGGAGCCACCCGCTATGACCCGCCAACTCAGCTCTGCCCGTCAGATGATCACCAGCCGACGCTGGATGACCTGCTTGATGCTCCTCTGCCTGCCCAGCTTGTTGACTGGCTGCGAGATGCTCTGTCCCAAACAGCCCCCGGTGGTCAAGGTGGTGAAGTCGTCACCCCCGGCACCCCTGATGCGCCCCTGCCCGTCACCGGCCCAGGAAGTGACGACGCTGCGGGGGGTGTTGAGCCTGGTCGTGCTGACCGACGCTGAACTGAAAAAGTGTGACGCCGACAAGGCCGACATGAGGGTCTGGTCGAAGCGGCAATAGTTTACCAGCAATCGGGTGTGAAAGCCGTGTTCCACATGTTCCGCCAAAACACCCGATTCCCTACTCCCTACTACCAATATTTTTAAAATACTAAAATACCTATAACTGTAATATACAAACTATATGAACTATTAAAAATATTTCCCTTACGGATAGGGAGAAAGTGGAACATGTGGAACATGTGCCACACACCAGTAAAATCAGGGCCTCCAGCCGTTCCACATTTTTGCTCTGTTCCACATAGAAGTGGAACACGACACCGTATAAAATCCAATAAGTGTGATAAATAACAACACAGAATCATGTGATAGTTGGAAAGTTCACACTTTTTCTATGTGTGTGTTCCACATGGAGGTGTTTTGGCGCGCACGATGTGGAACACTTTTTCAGGCAAAAAGAAGCCCGCACGAGGCGGGCTGAGAGGGTAAAACGACCACCGTCAGATGTCGTCGTAATCGTCCAGAACAGGCACCAGCGCCATGCCCGCAGTGATGCGTCTGGCGAGTTTTTCAGGCTCACCAAAGCCCTCGTTGGATACCTCACGGATGAAGTCCATCACGGTGCTCTCAGTGGCCGATCGGACCTGCGCCATGCGATCACTCGCTGCCCATAACTGCTGGCGAACGGTGCTGGTGCCGAGCCTGATCTTGATGCCGCTGCGGTCGTTGTCGAAGTCGGTGACACGCTTCCAGCCTGCCTCACGCATCCAGCGGCTAGCAGCCTTGGCGGTGACGCGAGCGTTGAAGTGGCCGACCAGACCCTTGAGCGAGATAACCGCCTGCTTCAGGGTCACCAGGCCGTCGTCGAAGGCCCCTTCCCTGTCTGCAATGAGCTGTGCTTCAGCGCACAGGCCGGCGTACATCATCTCGGCCTTGGCAGCCGTTGACGGAGCACGACCGCTGGCAATAGCGAGGAAGGCGTCGAGGTTTTCTTCGCGCTCCATCAACACCGCCAAGATGCCGCCTGGGTACTTGCGGATGCACTCATCATACAGCGCGTCGAAATAGCTCTTGTCCTCCAGTGCCAAGGTGTCACTGGTCTGGATGACGCAGTAACGACGATCCCCGGCACCGATCTTGACGGCGTTGTCGTGGTTGGTGAACGCCAGAAAGTTGGTGCGGTTGGGCGACTTGCGGGCCTTCTTGCCGAACGGCCTGATGGTCACCACGTCGTTGCCAATGAAGGTCTTGAGCTTGTTCTCCAGGCTCTGACGGTCATCTCCCATCAACTCCTCGATGATCACCACCTGCGAGCCGTCGAACCAGTCGGTGAAGCGTTCATCAAGCTGCTCGTTCTCCGGGCTGGAGATATTGCGGCCACCCAGCAGGGCACGAACGGTATCGGCCAGTGCCGTCTTGCCGTTACCGTAGTCACCCTTCAGCACCAGCGACCAGCGGAACTTGCGACCGGGGCACAGCACCATCGCGGTGATGTAGTCGAGGGTCAGCTCGGCCTCGTACTTGTTCGGCACCAGCTTGTAGACGTGCTCGACGAAGCGCTTACCCGCCTTGATGGCTTTCGGGCTGTAGTCGGGCTCGATACGGCTGTCGGTCCAGGTGTTGAGGTAGTGAATACCGCCGCGCATGTAGTAGCGGTCACCGCCAGGGAGGTACTCGGTGGACTGCACCTGCTTGGCGGCGACCTCGGTCATGTAGCAGCGTACCGGCTGCATGTCCTCGAACTCCTCACCGACCATGCCCTGCTCGCTCATTTGCCGGGTCCAGTAGTCGCCTGCGCCTTCCTTGTCCATGCGGGCGCCCGTCTCGACGTTGATGAACTCCTTGTCGGCCACCACGTAACACCAGTCCTTGAACAGAGGGGCCCATGCCACCGCCAGCGCACTGTTGTCGCGGGACTTCTCACGTCGAGCCGCCTTCACGGCCTTGCGGAAGTCAGGCAGGGAGATTTCGATGCCGAGTGACTTCAGGTGCTTGTGGGCCTTACCGATGGTGGCGTCACGCTGGGCCACGATGTCGAAGTTGGCATCGCGCAGCAGGTTGATCATCTTCTCCAGGGTGTCAGCTTCGACCACCTGAGCTTCGATGGCAGCAACGTCCGACTCGACACCCCCGGCCATCTTGATGACCGAGCCCATCGTGACGACCTTACCCGCCTGGCCGGTGATGCTGAATGACTTCCAGCGGTAGGCACTGTCCTTGGCGTCGAACTTCTCACTGGCACTTGCCCAGCCTTCCCACAGATCAAAGGCTTCGGCTGACTTGTCGAACTCATGCGCCAGTGCCATGCCGACCTTGAGCCACAAGTCGTGATCTTCAACGGCCTCGGGGTTCTCATCGGTGAGGCGCTTCAGATACCGAGCAGCCTCGTCTATGGTCAGACCAATCTTCGGTGCATCAAGCAGGCCGGTGAAGTCGTCGTCCTCTCCAAGAATGTCAGCGAGATCAGCACTGCTCAGCGTCAGACCACTCGTCACTGCGACAGTGCGTACTGTCGCGTTGTTGAATGTCAGAGCTACTTCACTGCTGAACATCGACTCGTGGAAGCCTGAGCGCACCTTCACCGGGTTACGCACACCACTGAACACCGGGTTGGCGGTGTAGTGCGGCTGCACGGCCTTGTAGACAGCAGGATCGACGTTCGGCACCGACTTGGCCCACTCGCGCATCGCCTCGGAGGACATGGGTGTCGCCAACCAGAACCACAGGTGGATACGCAGACCGGGCTTGATGCCGGCACCACTGGAGAGATGCCAGTAAAAGCTGACATCGTGGAAGCACTCAGGCAGTGCGGTGTTGATGAACGTAAGGGCAGCCGACTCAGGGTCAGCCACAGGGTCGCCCGCGCACTCTTGCGAGTCCACGTCGAGCATCATCCAGTGACGAGGGGTGTCCTCGAACACAGGACCTTTCCGGCGCCAGAAACCGTTGCGCCACGCGGGCCCATGCTCGGCCTCATCTTCAAAGCGTACGAGCTTGGCAGCGGCTTCGTTGAGCACGTCACCCCGGATCACCATGCGACGGGTGTCGCCTTCAATCTCGGTCAGTACCCGTGCCACGTCCTCGATACTTTCTACAGGACGACGTTCGACGCGGAAGTGGGTGCCCGCGTTATAGGCGTGCTCCTCTCCTGGCGTATACGCCTTCGCGCAGCGTCGACCTGACTCGGCCTCCAGAACAATAAGGTGGTCCATACCAGCTCTCCTTGTTCTTACGGCGCAAAGTCAGGGTTGAGCTGCTCACGTTTGTACTTACCCCGCGACAGGCGCTCGAACTGCTTGGCACGGTCTGTCGGCATGTAACCCGCCGCGATATACTTGCGGATCGCTTCGTAGCTGATGTCCATTTGTTCGAGCACGGCTTTCTTGCTGCCGAACTCCTTCCCCAGGTAGTTCCATGCTTCTTTAATCGTTTGACGACGCACATCAGCGTCATCAAGACTCAATTGCTTCATCTCCGTCACACCTTTTTGTTGTATCCGTAGGCCGCGACGATACCCGTGTTGTCTCTACGCCACAACACCACTTTCAATAAAAAGTTGCTCTATCCCCGGTGTTTTCGGCATTTTTCAACATCGGCACTGGGTAACTGGTTAAAAAACACACGATTACTCGGTTTCAACTGTCACACTTTTTTCTCAACTTTGGGTTGACACTCTTTTGATGTGTCCGTACTCTCGGCGGCGTTGTGTTGATGCAACATAAATCCCAAACGGAGAATGAATAAATGAGTATTGAAGTCCTGCTCACTGAATTGACTGCCGCGATCCGCGAGAACACCACCTTCCTTCAGCGCAGCATCGAACTGGCTACGGCTGACAAGTCTGCCGGTGACAAGCCGGCTCCGAAGAAGCGTAATGGCCGCCCGACCGATGTTGTGGTTCCTATCGTTGCCGGTATTGAGCCTGATGCTGCTGACGGCGAGCCAGCTCCTATCAAGAATGAAGTGGCTGGCAAGACTGACGGCACAGTTGCTCCGAGTGCCGAAGTCGACATGGCCCACCTGCGCGCCACGACCCGCGCCGAGCTGCTGGCCTACCGCGATGCCGTGTGCGATGGTGAGCCTGCCTCCTCTGATCCGGGCGCTGCCAAGCTGAAGGCCACTGCCGCTGCCAAGGACGTGCTGAAGCCGTTCAAGGCTGCACGCTTCGACGACGTGAAGGATGACGACCTGGAGAAGCTGCGCGGTCACATCAAGAAGGCCCACGACGCGCTGACCCCTGCGGTCGAAGCGGCTGACGACCTCGACCTGGACGACCTGTAATCATGGGCGAGTTCCACAGTGCCAAGTCGGCCAGTGGTGCTCCGAAGTGGAGCCGCTGCCCCGGCTCCATCACCCTCGAACAGCGACTCGCTGACGAAGGGTTCGTCGATAAGGGGTCCGACTACGCCGATGAAGGCACTGCCGCGCACGAGCTGGGGGCACGTTGCCTCATCGAAGGTCGGCAGCCGTGGGACTTCCTCGACGAGACTATCGTCGTCAACGAGAAGCCGTTCGTTGTGAACCGTGAGATGTGTGTCGCCGTGCAAGAGTACGTCGACGCCATCCTGGAGATCGGGGCAGACCACCGCCTCGTTGAGGAACGGGTGAGCTTCGACGGTTGGGTGCCGGGTAACAGCGGCACTTTGGACTGCGCCAGCTTCAAGTGGATCGACGGCCTCGGGCACGTATGGGTCGACGACTACAAGCACGGGGCTGGCGTCCCTGTGCGGGCCGAAGGGAACGAGCAACTGGTGCTTTACGCTGCCGGTCTGATCGAGACTTTCGATTTTGCCTTCGCGATGGACGAGTTCCACCTCCGCATTCACCAGCCGCGTGCCGGTGGTATGTCGGAGTGGACACTGACTCGTGAAGAACTGCTGACTGAAGCGGCCCGTCTGCGCGAGCTGGCAGCGTTAAGCGACAGTCCTGACGCACCTTTGGCTGCCGGTGTGAAGCAGTGTCAGTTTTGCAAGGCATCCTCACGATGCCCCGCACGAGTGGCACAGCTTCTACAGGTAGTAACGGGTGCCTGTGAAGGTCCACAACTGACCGTGGCCGATGCAACCCTGCTCAGCAATGAGCACCTGGCGAAACTGATCCCCCTCTTTGATAACGTCAAAAAGACGATCAAGAAGATCGAGGACTTTGCCCTGGCCGAACTCGTGGCCGGTCGTGAGTTCCCCGGCTTCAAGGCTATCGAGGGTGACAGTCGCCGCAAGTGGAAAGACGAGGCGGCGGTACGTGCCGACTTTGAACTGATGAAGTTCGACAAGAAGGACTACATCAAGGAGTCGCTCATCGGTATCGGTGATGCAGAGAAGCTGCTTCCAAAGCTCGACCGTGCCAACTTCATGTCCACCCACGCGGAGAAGCCGAAAGGCGCTCCAAAACTGGTGTCGGAAGATCATCCGGCCCCGGCAATAACTTCCGTTGGCGATATGTTCGACGACGGTTTTTGATGACAATGAAATCTGATGAAAGGTGAACTGTAATGGCAAGTCCTCAAGGTAAGAAGATCAAGCTGGCTAACGTCCGTCTGTCGTTCCCGACTCTCGAAAAGGCTAAAGCCTTTGAAGAAGGTCAGACACCATCCTTCGACGCTACGTTCATCCTGGACCCAAAGAACCCTCGGCATGTAGCAACCATCACCGAGATCAAAGCTGAAATCGAGCGGATGATCAAAGAGATGTGGGGCACGCGCCCGGCCAAGATGAAGCCCATCGAGTTCATGGCCAAGGGCGACACGAAGATCAGCAACAAAACGCAGGAAGTCTATGACGGCTATGCCGGCATGGTAGTGATCGGCTCCAAGAACAAGAAGCGCCCCACCCTCAAGGGTCGTGACGGTGAGAACCTCACACCTGAAGAAGTGGGTCGCATCATGTACGGCGGTTGCTACGTCAACGCGATCATCTCCCTGTGGTGCCAAGACCACGAGAAGTGGGGCAAGGCTATCCGTTGCAACCTCGACGGTGTGAAGTTCCACGCTGACGGCGATGCGTTCGGCGGTGGCGGCTTGTCTGATGACGAGTGGGATGACTTCGACGACGCTGACGGCGCTTCAAGCGACGACTTCGACGTTTGATGTCTGGGCGGGGCGACTTAGGTCGCCCTTACCACTTTCTGTTGATCGGACAACTTAGAAAAATGAAAAAGTTAAGGGTTCTTGATCTTTTCAGCGGGATCGGCGGTTTCAGCCTTGGCCTTGAGCGTACAGGTGGGTTCGAGACGGTTGCGTTCTGCGAGTTTGACAAAGCTGCACAGCGAGTGCTTGCGAAGCACTGGCCTGAAGTACCCATTTTTGATGACGTGCGGGCCTTGTGCCGTCGCACCCATGACAACCTCGGCCCTGACGATGAGTGGCCCGAGGACGAGCTTGAGTGCTCCATCCACGCAGGCGAGGACTTTGGTGACTGTACCTGCATCGGCACCGACCAGTTCGTCGACGAGATCGGTGGTGTTGACCTTATCTGTGGCGGCTTTCCCTGCCAGGACATATCACTGAACGGCAAACTGGCAGGGCTCGAAGGCGAGCGCAGCGGCTTGTGGCGTGAATACAAACGAATTATTGCTGAACTGGACCCTGACTATGTGCTCATCGAAAACGTCGCCGCCCTTCGTAATCGCGGATTGGAAGAAGTCCTTCAAGACCTCGATACGCTCGGCTATTTTGCAGAGTGGCACTGTATACCCGCTTCCGGCGTTGGCGCCGCTCACCAAAGGGACCGAATCTGGATTCTTGCCTACGCCAAGAGCCTCGGAGTGGAAGGGAACTGGGCCACGCGGCTCCAAGAGTCACGACCACTGGTTGAGCCATTTTTACCTCACCGCGATAGTGACGGACAGTGGCAAGTTGAACCCGACCTTCGCAGAAGTGCTTATGGGGTTTCCACCAGGCTGGACGGACGTTTGAACTCATGGGGTGACCGACTGAAGCAGTGCGGCAATGCCGTAGTGCCACAGATTCCCGAGATGTTTGGTCGTGCCATACTCAACTTTGAATTGCATGAACGACTGTGAGGTGTGCGGTGACTTCCTACTCCAAACCGCGCCCCACGGTTGCCTGTGATACCGAGTGCTTTTACGGGGTGTGGGCCATTGCCTTTACCTGCGTAGAAACGGGTCGCACTAAAGTCTTTGAACAACTCGACGACCAGCCGCTTGATCGCGCTGGCGTTGCTTCGTTCCTGCGGAAGTATCGCATCATCACCTTCAACGGCCTGGGCTATGACCTGCCGATGATCTCACTGGCACTCAAGGGCGCCTCATGCCTGGAACTCAAGCAGGCCAGTGACCATATCATTCAAGGCGGCCTGCGCTCCTGGCAGTTCTACGATACCTACAACTGCCCGCTACCCGACTACATCGACAACGTGGACCTCATGGAGGTGTCACCTGGCTCTCCGACGAAGCCCAGCCTGAAGCTCTACTCGGGCCGTATGCACTCACGTCGGATGCAGGAGCTACCCTTCGAGCATGATCGTCGCCTCACCGCTGACGAGATCGACGTGCTGCGTGGTTATCACGGTAACGACATGCAGGTGACCGTCGACTTCTATAACGAGCTGAAGCCGCAGCTCGAACTCCGCTGCTTCATGTCAGACCAGTACGGAATTGACCTGCGTAGCAAGTCCGATGCCCAGATCGCGGAAGCCGTCATCAAGACGGAGATCGAGCGCATGACGGGTGAGCGTGTCTACAAGCCTGAGATACGTACAGGCAGCTTCCGTTACAAGCCGCCTGCGTTCCTGCGCTTCGAGAGCGAGCGTATGCGTGAGGTGTTCGAGATCGTCAAGGCGGCCAAGTTCACGGTGGGCTCGGACGGTGTAGTGCGTATGCCCGAGGAGATTGCCGGACTTGAGGTGTGCATCGGCAGCAGCACTTACGTCATGGGCATAGGCGGCCTGCACAGCACCGAGAAGTCGGTCGCGCACAAGAGCGACGATGAGTACGTTCTAAAGGATCGTGACGTTGCCAGCTACTACCCGAACATCATCTTGCAGACAGGATTAGCTCCCCGCCATCTTGGTAAGCCGTTCCTGAATGTATACCGCCCCATCGTGGAGAGCCGCCTAGCCGACAAACTTGCAGGCCGCGTCAACGAGGCTGAGACAAAGAAGATCGTCGTGAATGGCGGCTTCGGGAAGCTGGGCTCACCTTACTCGATTCTCTACGCACCGAACCTGATGATTCAGGTGACAGTGACCGGCCAGCTTTCGCTGCTCATGCTCATCGACCGCATGGAGGCGCACGGATTCAGCGTCGTCTCTGCCAACACTGACGGCTTCGTGACGAAAGTTGATCGTGCTCGTGACGAGCTGTTCGAGAGTCTCGTGTGGGACTGGGAGCTGGAGACGGGCTTCGAGACTGAGGAAACGATCTACAGCGCACTCTACTCGCGAGATATAAATAATTACATAGCCTTCACCCCGAACGGCAAGGTGAAGCTCAAAGGTGCGTACACGCCAGCGGGGCGAGGACTCAAAGGTGCATCGGGGCTCAAGAAGAACCCGAACCTAGAGATCAGTATCGAAGCTGCTGTCACCTGGCTGCGCGACGGTACACCTGTCGAGGACACCATCGAGGACTGCCGCGACGTTCGCAAGTTCGTCACCGTTCGCACGGTGAAAGGCGGGGCGCTACACAACGGCCAGTATGTTGGCAAAGCGATCCGCTGGTACTACGCCAAAGGTGAGGACGGCTGTCTGAGCTACAAGACCAACGGCAACACCGTTCCCCGCAGCCAAGGTGCCAAGCCGTTGATGCTCTTACCTGATGAACTGCCCGGTGACGTTGACTACTCGTTTTATATTCGAGAGGCTTACGCCATCCTTCAGGACGTAGGCGCACAGGTTGTTGACCCGGCCCTGCGCGGGCGCACCGGCACGATACTAGCCCGCCTCCCTGACCAGAAAAACCTCCACACGCTTGACCTCAAGACGGGCGTCGCACTGTGCGGCAAAGCCCGTGAAAGCATCCGCGATGCCTGGGTTGAATACCGGGCACTCCCCGAAGGGCACAAGTTGTGCGGCAAGTGCAACAAACTGGAGATTTAAAGGATGCTTGAAAAAACCATCGAAGCACATCTCGTTAAGCGCATGAAGGAGATCGGTGGCGAGTGCTACAAGTGGTCGTCACCCGGTAACCGTGGCGTTCCTGACAGAATCTGCATCTTCCCGAACGCCCGAGTGTTGTTTATTGAGGTCAAGAAGCCTGGTCAAGAACCGTCGAAGTTACAGCGCCTCGTAGGTAATCGTCTCATTGGCCTCGATCAAGTGTGGACATGGGTGGATAGCAAGAAGGACGTTGACTCACTCATTAAGACGTACGCGCAATGAGGGCTCGTGAGCAGCTCCACAACTACCAGAACAACGGTAACACCTTCATCAAGGTCAACAAGAAGTGTGGCCTGTGGGCCTTGATGGGCGCCGGCAAGACTGCCACGAGCGCAACGGCTATCGCAGACCTCGTGTATGACCTCGACGTGCATCGGGTGTTGATCGTTGCGCCGTTGCGCGTGTGCGTTGACACCTGGCCAAAGGAGTTCGCTGCGTGGGAGCACACGGCCCATCTCGACTTTGCTGTGGCCTGCGGCTCGGCTGCTGAGCGCAAGGCTGCCATCGAGCGCAACTGCACTGTAACCATCATCAACCGGGAGAACGTCGAGTGGTTGGTAGAACAGTACCCAGAGAAGCTGTGGCGCTGGGACATGGTGGTGTGGGACGAGAGTTCGGGCCTGAAGAACCATCAGTCGAAGCGATGGAAGGCCATGCGGCGTGTGAGTGGGCGCATCGACCGCTTCGTGCAGCTCACAGGCACACCGTCGCCCAACGGACTGCTGGACCTGTGGGCGCCCATCTACCTGCTCGATGGCGGCTCACGCCTGGGCAAGAACATCACAGCCTACCGCTCGCGCTGGTTCGAGCGCAGCTATAACGGCTTCGACTGGACACCAAAGGACCACGCCAAGTCCGAGATCGAGCAGCGCATCGCTGACCTGGTGATGATCGTTGAGGTGTATGACGGGCTACCCGAGACGGTCTACAACCCTATCAACCTCGACATGCCTTCCTCAGTGGCTGCTCAGTACAAGGCGTTTGTACGCGACTCGCTGCTGGAGCTGGAGCAAGGCGTCATCACGGCGATGTCTGCTGGGGTACTGGCCAATAAGTTGATCCAGTACACGGGCGGTCATTTGTATGACTCTGACCATGCTGTTCACGCCGTCCACGACATCAAGATCAAAGCGCTGAAGGAACTACAGGACACGGTGACGGGAACGCTACTCGTTGCGTACGCCTACAAGCACGAACTGGCGGCTCTACGGAAAGCCTTCCCGAAAGCACGAGTGCTCGACAAGGACCCGCAGACGATTGCTGACTGGAACGCCGGTAAGATTGAGATGCTGCTGCTGCATCCTGCCTCTGCGGGACATGGAATAAATCTTCAGCACGGCGGCTCTGACGTGGTGTGGTACAGCCTGCCGTGGTCACTGGAGCTGTATCAGCAGTTGAATGCACGACTGGCACGTCAAGGTCAACAGAATGTTGTGTTCCTCCATCACCTGATACTGGCCGGCACCATTGACGAGCATGTCCTTGAAGTTCTGAAGGAAAAGGCGTCAACGCAAAACAGTCTGATCGAAGCCGTCAAAAAGGCTTCACTGATTGCAACTAAAAGTTGACAGATAGGGGCTCGTCGTTAGAATGACGCCCCGATGGTCAACATCGGTCGTCAACTCAACTGAAGTCAGGTTTTACCACTGGAGGTTGATCGCTAGAATCCGGGGATACGACGGATAGGATTCCCCCGATGAACGAGTACCACAACCTCCTCGACGTACTGAGAGATTTCGCGAGCGAGCTGGCATTGGTGGCACTCGCCGTCATGGGCGCCACGGCTCGTATCCTGATGGTACCGCCGCGTGCATCGCTCGGCGCATACATGCGAGGGATCATTCTTGCCGTTTGTACGGTACTGGTTGTCAACCAACTTAGTATGGCGGCAGGATTGGCCGAAGGCTTCAGACTTGGCCTGCTCGGCGTCGCGGCGTTCCTTGCCGATGACATTCTGTACGGCCTCATCACACTTGGCGCTCGTATCCGCACCGACCCGAAAGGGTTGATTGCAGACATCAAGCAACTGCTTGGTCGGAGTTAATAGATGAACTCAACAACTGTCATCCCCCTGTGGTCGGTATTTTGCCTGCTGGGGTTCAGCGTCATCTCGCTCATCAATGCGCTTATCGCAGTGCATGTCAGTTTCAAGTTCCACTGGAAGCAGACGAGCCCGATGCTGAGTGCGGCCCTGTCGTTCGCATACATATGCCTGTCCTTCGACCTGTTGGTATACGCCCTGGATCACGACATCACGGCGTCACTGCGACACCTGGCATGGCTATTGGCGACCATCTTCACCCTGGCCCTGACCATCGCCTCTACACGCACATACGTTGAGCAGGTGGCGGCTTACCGGAAGTTGGGGAGAGCCTTTGGTAGCTTGAAGAAACGGAAGGCCGTATGACTGCCTTTTCAAGATCAAGGCCGCCTCCTCCGCAGAAAGACCAAGTTTTCTCATCTTTGCACTGAGCGATTTGTAGGGCACGCTGTTGTAGGCAGCGAAGTCCTTCAAGATCATTGGGCCGTGTTCTGTTTCGACCCATACGTTGGACCTTGTGTTCCGCGCTTGCTCCAAAGGGGTTGCCCATCGGCAGTTCCCAGGCTCGTAGTTGCCGTTAACGTCGATGCGTTCTAGTGATGTCCCTTGTGGGCGCTCGCCTAGATGTTCTACGAATTTTGTGAAATCACTCGCCCACTCGGTACACATCGTTATTCCGCGTGCCCCGTAGTCAGGATATTTAGGCTCATTGGGGTTGAAACATCGCGCCTTTGCGGAAAGCCATGAGCGGTAAGTTGTGGGTTTTGGTCTTTTATCGCACCTGGCCCCCTTAGTGTATCCGTGGGTCGTTGACCTTTCACTGATGCACTGTCGCATGTAGCACCCGCAACTTGTGACACGTCCCCGGCGAACGGCGTCGAGGACGATATCCTTCTCTACACCACATTCGCACTTAAACAGCCACTTGGTGTGCTTAACACCTTTGGTTGACTTGCTGACAGCAGTTAACTTACCGTATTTTTCACCGGCTATATCAAGGGCTTTGACCATATGAGCACCATTACAGAGATTATCGAGAACCTCATAAAGGTTGAGGGTGACTATGTTAATAACCCAAACGATAGGGCTGGCGCAACCAGATACGGCATTACCGAAGCCGTAGCCCGCCGCAATGGCTACACCGGCCACATGGCTGAGTTCCCCATCACCAGCGCTCGGACTATCTACCACAAGCAGTACGTCGAGGGCCCCCGGTTCAACGACGTGGCCCGTATCTCCTCCCGCATTGCCGAAGAACTCGTCGACACGGGCGTCAACATGGGCGTCACCGTGGCCGCCTTGCTGCTGCAACGCTGGCTCAACGCCATGAACATGGAGCGTCGCTTTTACGAAGATGTGAAGGCTGACGGTTACATCGGTGAAAAGACCCTCGCTTGTCTGGATGCGTTCCTGAAGAAGCGCGGTAAAGAAGGTGAGACGGTCCTGCTTCGCGCATTGAACGGCTCGCAGGCCCACCGTTACCTGGAGATCACTGAGAGCCGTGAGAAGAACGAGAGCTTTCTTTACGGCTGGCTCCTCAATCGGGTAGTTGTCTGATAGCTCGACCAGCGGTAGTTGACTCAACGAGTTGTTGTGCGCGAACATCAAGGTTCTTTCATACCAATATCCATCTGTTAAGGGGACATCATGTGACCGCGATGCGCGCAAAAATGCAGGTTGAGTCTGTAACGAAGTTTCAGGGTGACGGCGAGAAGCTCGTACTGCGGGCGGTGACGAATGGAACCCCGGAGGACAACACCTTCTCCAAGTGGACTCCGAACGCCACTTTGGAGATGTTCATACAGAACCCTGACCTCAACGGCAAACTCTTGCCTGGCCAGAAGTTCTATTTGGACTTCACGCCTGCCGAGGTGTGACATGGGCGGTGATGCCTCCTGAGTAAAAAGCCCCTTACCGTAGGGGCTTTTTCATATCGCCTCCCGGTGCAAGCTCTCAGGTTTGAGCCGGGTGTAGCGCCGCAGCATCTCCCAGGAACGGTGCCCTGAGACGATTGACACCTCGGGTGCCGAGTATCCCTGCTCGAACAGGCGCGAGATGCCCTCGTGGCGTAGATCATGGAAGCGTGCCCCCGCCACCTCTGCTTTGTTTCGTGCGCGCTGCCATTCCGTGCTGACGCTGGCACCCTTGAACGGGAACACCGACCCACGCTGCCCCGACTGCCGCAGCAACACCTCCCACGAGCGACCAAGCAGCGGCACCTCCTGATCGTTACCCTTCTTTCGGATGAGCGCCCGCCACCGATCCCCACGCTTTTGAATCGTCGCCACTGGTACACCTATTGGTACAGTGCGCGAATGATGCCACGTTGCTGAGGCTTACTTTCAAGGGTTTTCAGTGGTAGTTCGTGGCCACAGTTTTAAGCCGTAAAACTGCCTAAGTTATTGATTTTTAAGGCCGATCGTATTCGCGGTCAACCCCATCCATCATGGGCGCCACGGACAGGCGCCGGTCGGCTATCACACCTAACCCCTTGTCGTTTCAGGTTGTTTCATCGCAACACCCGGCCTACTCTCAATGTGAAATCCCCCTTGGTGCAAATTTGGTACACCTGCATGACCGATCCCCGTATGAACCCTCTGCGCGAGTTTGAGCTGAAGCACAACCTCGTCACCTACGAAGCCTGCCGCATCCTTGGGATGCCGTACACCACGTACATGCGTACCCGGAAGCTCGACAGTATCCCGGTCGACACCCAGTACCACATCGAAGCCCTCGACCTACTGAGCCCCGAGGACTTCCGCAAGCTGCGCGTGGCGAGGACAGGTGAGTGACCGAAGATGTAAAGCGTCGCGTGGGCCGACCGCCCAAAGAGCAGACCGACGCTAAGCGGCAAGCCATCGCAGCAGCAAAAGCAGCAGGCACTCTCAAGGTCAGTGAACCGGGCGGCAATGGCCGCCCGAAGGTGCGCTCTGTCGAGGAGAACAACGCCAAGCGTGATGCGATCACGATGGATGAGCTTCTCGGCGGCCTGCCGGCAACGACACTGGCCCGCATCTTTGGTCTGACCAACGACCGTGCTCGTGAGCGCCTGGTAGCGGCCACCCCTTCCGCGATGATCGGCGGTCGAGCGGTGTACCGCATACGGGACGTAGCTCGTCTGTTCGTCAAGCCCAACGCTGACGACCTGGCGATGGTCATTGCCAAGACCAGTGCCCGCGACCTCCCCCCTCAACTCCAGAAGGACTTCTGGGCCGCACAAGAGGCCCGCCAGAAGTACGAGGAGCGAGCGGGTAAGTTGTGGCGCTCTGAAGTGATACAGGACGCCTTCATGGAGGTGTTCAAGACCATCCGTATGACGATGAACCTGATGGCTGACTCGGTTGAGCGTGAGACGGAGTTGTCAGGTAAGCAGCGAGCCATCGTCATCGGCATCACCGACGACCTGCTGGCAGAACTGTCACGCAAGCTGCTGGAGAATCCTGACTTCGCCAAGCTCCGCAACTCCCTGGAGACTGACGGCCTGAGCGCCGAGGAGTTCGACATGGAGCAGGTACTCGACGACCTCGACACGAAGCAGACACAAGACGACTACGATGACATCTAACGCTTCGATCTACGACATGCTGAAGGGTATGGAGGACGCGCTTCGTCCTCCCGAACGCCTCACCGTCAGCCAGGCTGCCGAGAAGTATCGCCTGCTGAACAACCCCGGCGCCTACGTTGGCCCGTGGAAGAACGGCACGGTGCCGAACATGGTCGAGGTGATGGACACGCTAGACTCGCGTGACTTCAAAGCCTGCATTTTTGTAGGTCCTGCTCAGACTTCCAAAACGGAATGCATCTTAAATTGGCTGCTGCACAGTGTCATGTGCCAGCCCGCAGACTTCATTATCTACCAGACTTCTCAGTCTGTGGCGCGTGACTTTCGCAAACGTCGTATCGACCGTCTCCACCGTCACAGCCCTGAAGTGGGCAAACGGCTTACAGGTCGCAGTGATGACGATAACGTCTTTGACACGATCTACAAGAGCGGCATGATGCTCACGCTGTCTTGGCCGACGATCAATGAGTTGTCGGGTCGCCCTGTTGGGCGAGTTGCCCTCACCGACTATGACCGTATGCCTGAAAATGTAGACGGTGAAGGTTCCCCCTTCTCGTTGGCCCGCAAGCGTACGACCACGTACGGCAGCTTCGCCATGACCTTTGTCGAGTCGTCACCTGGCTTTGAGGTTGAGAGGGCTTCGTGGGTGCCGAGCACGCCTCACGAGGCGCCGCCGTCAAAAGGTATTCTATCGCTATACAACCAAGGTGACCGCCGCCGCTGGTACTGGCCGTGCATCCACTGTGGCGAATACTACGAGCCTGATTTTCACCTTATAGTTTTCCCCGATACCGATGACATCGTGGCTGCCGGCGAGCAAGCGGCGATGGCTTGCCCCCACTGCGGCGGCCTTACTGACCAAGGGCTTCGCGCAGAGGTAAACCGCAGAGGTGTGTGGCTGAAGGACGGCCAGAAGATTCGAGCCGACGGTACGGTCATAGGCGATGGGCCGCGTTCTGACATAGCTTCCTTCTGGCTAAAGGGGCCTGCCGCTGCGTTTGCGACGTGGGAAACCCTCGTCATCAACTACCTGAAAGCCGTGCAGGTGTTTGAAAAGACCGGCAGCCAGGAAGCGCTCAAGTCCACGGTCAACACCGATCAAGGCTTACCTTACCTGCCCCGTGGCATCGGCAGTGAGCGCCTGCCTGAAGAACTGAAGGGCCGCGCTACAGAGCTTTCGCAGGCCGTAGTACCTGAAGGCGTGCGCTTCCTCAACGCCACCGTTGACGTGCAGTCCAACCGCTTCAGTGTACAGGTAACAGGGACGATGCCCGGTGGTGACAAGCTCGTCATCGACCGCTTTGAGATCATCAAGTCTGAACGCTATGACGATGATGGCGACCGCCTGTGGCTCAAGCCGGGGGCCTATCCCGAGGACTGGGACGTGCTGCTGGCAGGCGTCATCGACAAGACCTACCCGCTGGGGGATGGCTCAGGCAGGCACATGATGATCCGCATGGTCGGGTGCGACTCTGGCGGTAAAGACGGCACCACCTCGAATGCCTACAAGTTCTACACGAGGCTCAAGCGCGAAGGGAAGCACAAGCGCTTCAGGCTCATCAAGGGTACAGCGAACGAAGCTGCGCCTCGTGCCGCTGTGAGCTACCCCGACGCTCAGCGCAAGGACCGACTGGCTGACGCCCGTGGCGACATACCCGTCCTGATGCTCCAGGTGAACAAGCTGAAGGACCAGTTGAACAACATGCTGGACCGTACCGAGCCCGGTGGCGGTATGGTGGTGTTCGGAGACTGGCTCCCTGATGACTTCTACACCGAGCTGACGGTTGAAATCCGCACGGCGAAAGGCTGGGAGAACCCCAAAAAGCACCGCAACGAAGCCTGGGATCATCTCGTTTACGACCTTGGGCTGTGCAGTCACATGCGCGTTGATAACTTCGCCTGGGACAACGTGCCTAACTGGGCCGGCGAATGGGATGAAAACCCCCTCGTTTTTGGGGGTGAGACAAGTCGGTTTGAACCGAAGAAGAAAGAACACCACAATCTCGGCAAACTGGGAGCAGCACTAGCATGACCGCACAAGAGAAACTGACGGAAGCCGAGGCTGCGTATCACTCGCTGCTGACAGGTACTCAACCGAAAGTGGTCGTGGACCAGAATGGCGAGCGAGTCGAGTACACCACGGCGAACTCCACCAAGCTCTACATGTATATCCAGCAGTTGAAGCGGGAGATCACCCCCGTCACGGCGGCGGCCAACCGGCCCATGAACGTCTACTTCTGAGCCCGACATGACCGAGAAGAACGGCATCACCATCGTCAGAGATCAGCAGGCCACCGTCGGCGGGTTCGACGGTGCGAGCAAGATCAGCCGCGAACTGGCGTTGTGGAACCCGATGTCTCAGTCTGCTGACGGGGAGATGCTGCCAGACAAGGAGCGCCTGGACGCACGCGGTCGGGACATGACCCGCAACGACGGCTTCGCCCACGGCGCGGCCAACACCTTCAAGGACAGCATCGTCGGGGGCATGTACCTCCTCAATGCCCGCCCCAAACTGGAGGTGTTGAAGGAAGTCAGTCCGGCCTTCAACGATGCCTGGGCCGAGGAGTTCCAGCGCGTCGTCGAGACGAAGTGGAACCTCTACGCCGAGTCACCTATGTGCTGGCTCGATGCCTCTCGTGAGTTGTCCTTCACGGGCCTCGTGCGTATGGCCATCTCGCAGTGGGCACTGGGCGGCGAAGCACTGGCAACGGCTGAGTGGATCAAGACCTCTGACCGCCCCTACAAGACCGCCATCCAAATGGTCGACACCGACCGGCTGAGCAACCCGCAGGGTCGCATGGATGACCGTAGCCTGCGCGGCGGTGTTGAGCGTGACTACCACGGCGCCCCTGCGGCGTATCACATTCGCCGTAGTCACCCTTCCGATTTCGACCCGAACGCTTACTCGTGGCGTCGGGTGCCCGTGCGTACCCCGTGGGGTCGCACCCAGGTTATCCACCTGAAAGATGCGATGCGCCCCGAGCAGACTCGCGGTGTCAGCGACATGGTGTCGGTACTGAAGCAAATGCGGATGACCTCGAAGTTCAGCGACATCATGTTGCAGAACGCTGTCGTCAACGCCACTTATGCAGCGGTGATCGAGTCCGACCTTCCGCCTGCTGAAGCGTTCGCCGCTCTGGGTGAAGGTAGCTCGCAGCAGTGGGCCGAGGACTACCTGACGGGCGTAGCTGAGTACACGGGCCAGTCCCGCAACCTACACCTCGACGGCGCCAAGATTGCTCACCTGTACCCAGGCTCGAAGCTGAAGATGCTGAACGCCGGCCAGCCCGGTGGCGTCGGTACGGTGTTCGAGGAGTCGTTGCTCCGTAAGATCGCAGCCGGCCTCGGCCTGAGCTACGAGCAGTTCACCAAGGACTTCACCAAGACGAACTACTCCAGTGCTCGCGCTACGATGGGTGAGACGGGTAAGCGCATGGCCGCCATCAAGACGATGATGGCCGACCGCTTCGCCACGACGCTCTATCAGTTATGGCTGGAGGAAGCGATCTCGTCCGGTGAAGTGCCGCTGCCTGCCGGCGTGAAGAAGAACTTCTTCTACAAAGGTCAGAACAAGGACGCGATCAGCTCCTGCTCGTGGATCGGTGCCTCGAAGGGGCAGATCGACGAACTGAAAGAAACACAAGCGGCTGTCATGCGTATCAACACGGGCCTGTCCACTTACGAGGACGAAGCCAACCGCCTTGGTAAAGACTGGCGTGAAACCTTCGAGCAGCGGTCCCGTGAGCAGAAGTACGCCGAGAAGCTGGGCATCAGGCTCAACCCCACCGCCTCGAAGTCTGATGGCATGGGCGGTAGCGGGGTGCTGGACGACAAGAAGCCCGGCAAGGACAAAGGTCGCCAAGGCCCCGGTGAAGAAGATGCCCCCAAAGACGGAGACAACGATGGTGTTGTCGACGAAAACGACGACGACATTTAAGGTGAAAACATGCTGACCAAGAACCTCACCATTGTAGTGGGCGCCACCGAGAGCGACTGGCTCGAAACGTCCACCATTCTCGGTACGATGAAGGAGGCTGACCTGTTGATCTTGAGTCGCCTCATCGCCCCTGATGCACTGACCGCCGTCACTTCTATCGGCTTCGAGTCGAAGTACAGCGCAGCAGGCGGGACCAAGAGTATGAAGGACATCTACGGTATAGCCGTATCTGTCGCCGTGTCGGCAGCCGCAGACGTGCCTGTTGCGCCGTCTGCACAGGTTAGCCTGCCGCCGTTCATCCGTTTGAAAGCTAACGCAGCGGTTGCAGGAGCTGACCGTATCTTCACGCTCGGCTTCCGCGTTGCGGAGTAAGCCATGTCCCTCCTGCTCCTGTCCGACGCATCCCCGCTCGGCGCTGACATAAGTTTCAACGGCCCGATGCTAGCCCTGCCGTATTCGCTCCAGCGGCTCGGCTTTACGTATGTGCGCAATTCGCTCAAGACGGTATCGCAGAACAACGCCATCGTCACGCTGTCGGCCAATCAGTTCGGCACGACCTACGATAGCGTCACTGGCCTGCACGCATTCGAGGCTGAGCCGGCGGCTACTAATCTGGTCACATATTCCAATGATTTCAGTAATGCAGCCTGGACTAAAGAGCTTGCAACGCTATCAACGGGGCATACTGGGCCAGATGGACTTGCTTCAGCGACAAAAGTAATTCCGACCGCAATTTCTTCTACCGGGCACCGCATCAGGGCGTCTATTGCAAGCAACGCAACTATATGTTCGTTTTTTGTGAAATCAGATGGCTACTCATGGGTAAAAATACGCTCAGTCAATAGCTATGCTAATTTCAATCTCTCAACTGGCGTGGCAGGTACAACAAACGCTGCGTCGCTGATTAGGCCGGTTGGCAACGGATGGTACAGATGCAGCCTAATCTATGCATCAAACCCGGCAACCCACTACCTGTATGTGGATACCGCTGATAGTGCAGGGCTTGATACTGGTGCATTTACTGGTGACGGCACAGGCGGCGTTCTTGTGTTTGGTGCGCAGGTCGAAACCGGCGCACGACCCACGTCATACATCGCCACAGCAGGAGCCACAGTCACCCGAGCCGCAGACGTACTGTCGACGGCCACGGCGAATCTCCCTGGATTTAACGCGGCGGGGTATACGCTGGTGGGGGATGCAAGGCAGGATGCTTCCACTGGGGTTTCTCGGGACGCTATCTCTGTCTCTGATGGCACGACAAATAACAGAACGACAATACGTCTAACAAGTGCAGCAGCCGTCCAGACGCTCACAGTATCTGCTTCCGCAACCATTGCTGCCGAGGCCGCCATAACACCTGCCTCTTCACGCTTTAAGGCTGCATATTCGAGCAAGGCAAATGCATTCCTGCGCGCAGTCAACGGAGTCGCTGGAACGGCGGTAACGACTGGGGCAATGCCAGTTGCTCCGACCTCTCTTTATATCGGGCATTACACGGGTACGCTGCAATTCAACGGCTTCATCTACGGCTTCAAGCTAATCCCCGTCGCCTTGAATCAGGCCCAGACAACGGCGCTCACATCATGACCGTATACCTCAAGTTTGCCAGCCAGTCCGACGCCATAGCCAAGCTGACCGCAGCCGGCTTTGTGCTGTCGGAATATAACGACCACTGCCAAGCCGTCACGGGATGGGGCAGCGTGTTCGCCATTCCCGAAGTCGAGGGCCACTTTGCCAACCTGTATGACTGCGCCTGTCCAGAGTCGCTCGCGTCGTATCAGGTGCCGGAGCCAACCACACCGTTCAACGTGAGGTTCTGATGCGCACAGTCCTAACCTTCATCGCCCTGCTATCGCTCGCCGTGTACGTCAGTGCATCGGCCCACAACGTGAGAGAGTGAAGCCTCACAGCACCCTGATCCACTGATATCCGAGCGCATCCTTCTTCACGGGGATGCGGCTCAGGTTATCCAGGCACCAGTTGTCAACGGTGCAAGTGACGGCGTGCTTACTCCCCGACCGCTCGATGACCAACCAACGGTCAGCGGTGATCCCCGCCTTCCTCAGTTGATACCTGGCTGCTGCTGCGTACTCCTCGCAGTCGCTCGCAAACGGGGCCTCGCCTGTTACCTCCCCCTCATCAAAGTGCTCCACGCCCCACTTCACCTTGTCCGAGACAGGCGTCCAGCGGTAGTTGATGCCGGCCTGCACGCGGTACAGGTTCTCAGGCGGTGAACTGAAGCCTGAGCAGCCGGTGAGCAGGAGCAGTAGTACGGGGATGAGGTAACGCATGGCATAGGTCCTTTGTATTGGTTTTATTAACAGTAATACCTTTTATATGTGACTGCCATAGCCTCCCGACGAACGGAATAAATGCCGCCGTGAGAGGTTTCTTGCAAAGTCGGGTGGAAGCACCTGTTTCGACATGCCAACATCGCCTCAACCTGTACGTGAGACATCACCATGTCGTTGAGCCGTGCCGCATTTGCGGCCATGTTGAGTGACCAGCCGCTGCTGCTTTCAGCCGGTGGCTGTACGCTTGCTCAAAATGTTCTCGCTGATATGTCAGCAACGTCGACGGATGCGTACTACTTCACGTCAGAAACGCAACTGGCTGAAGGCCGTCCGTACCGCATGACCTCTGACGGCCTTGCCGTTATCCCGGTTGAAGGGCTGCTCGTCCACAAGCTCGACGCCCACTATCCAGGCTGGTTCACCGGCTACGGGTACATCGAGAACCTGCTGGACAAGGCCCTCGCTGACGACTCCGTGAAAGGGATTCTGTTTGATGTGAACTCCCCAGGCGGCATGGTCAGCGGCTGCTTTGAACTGTGCGACCGCATCTACGCTGCCCGCAGCATCAAGCCGACGGCCTCACTGGTCGACGGTGGCGGCTACTCGGCGGCCTACGCCGTAGCATCCAGCACAGGAAGCATTCTCACTGCGCCCAGCGCAGGTGTCGGGTCTATAGGCGTCATCACGATGCACGTTGACGTGTCCAGGATGCTGGAGGACGCAGGCGTCAAGATCACGATGCTCTACAAGGGCAAGCACAAGGCAGAGGGCTCGCCTTACTCGCCGCTGTCCGATGAAACTCGTGAGCGCATCGAAGCCTCACTTGAAAAGTCTTACACCCGTTTCGTTGACCTCGTGTCGCGTAACAGGGGGTTGGAAGCCGAAGTGATCAGAGCTACTGAAGCGTCGACCTATGACGCCGATGAAGCGCTGGCCCTCGGCCTGGTTGACGCTGTTGCCCCTCCTCGGGAAGCGGTGGCGTCTTTTGTTCGTGAGCTGTCTGGCTCAAAAAAGCTCGGAGGAGTCCTCATGTCTGCTACGTCGACTGAGAATGCCACTGCGCCGACGGCTGGCGAACCAAACGCCGCTGCCGTTGACACCGTGGCCGCTGTTGAAGCGACCCACACTGAAGCTGTTGCCGCTGAACGCAATCGTATTTCCGCCATCATGGGTTGTGATGAAGCCAAGGGGCGCGACTCGCTCGCCAACCACCTGGCCTTCAAGACAGACATGAGCGTGGACGATGCTCGCGCCCTGCTGGCTGCCGCTCCGGTCAACACCGCCGCTGCAAGTGCCGAAGATGATGCTGACCCGCTGGCTGCCGCTATGGCCGTCGTCGAGCAGCCTCAAGTCGGTGCCTTGAGTGGTGCCCCTGAAGTCGAGTTGTCTGCTGTGGATCGCCTGACCGGCGATTACGCAAAGGCATCCGGTTACAAGTTTCACTGAGGAGTGACTGAAAATGGCCGATTACCTGGCTGGTGCTGAAACGGAGACGACCACTGTCTCCAGCTTGATCATTGGTGCTCAGGATATTGTCACCGTTCCGGCGACACTTATCACGGGTCAAAACCTTGCTGCCAATACCGTCGTTGCTCGCATCACGGCATCCGGCAAGATCACTGCTGCCGCACTGGGCGCCTCTGACGGCTCTCAGAACGCTATCGGCATCCTGGCGCACGCTGTCGACGCTACCAGCGCTGACAAGGCTGCCGTGATGTACACGGGCGGCTGCTTCAACTCCGACGCGCTGGTGTGGGGTGGGACTTTCGATACCGCAGTGAAGAAAGCTGTGGCGTTCGATGGCACCAACATCACCATCCGCATCCCCGGCAATTCTCTGTAAGGGAGTGGTGACATGACTATCCAGATTCAAGATTCCCACACCCTTGCAGGTGTTGTTGCAAAGCTCCAGCCGATCAACTCGTTCTGGCTGAACCTCGTGTTCCCGTCTGTGCAGACCTTCCAGGACGAGTACATCGACTTCGACATCGTGGACAAGGGCCGTCGCGTTGCGCCGTTTGTTGCTCCGAACGTCGCCGGTAAGCCGATGACCTCGAAGGGCTTTGAAACTCGTCGGTTCAAGCCGGCGTACATCAAGCCCAAGCACAGCGTCGAGCCTAACCGCAACCTGAAGCGCCGCGCTGGTGAAGCCTTCACTGGCTCCATGAGCCCGGAGCAGCGTGCCAACGCTATCGTCGTCGACATTCTGCGCGAGCAGCAGGAGATGATCGAGCGGCGTTGGGACATCATGGCTGCACAGGCTGTCATCGACGGCCAGGCCATCATCGCAGGCGACGACTATCCGTCTGTGACGATCAGCTTCGGTCGCCATGCCAACAACACCGTGACCCTCGGTTCCGGCGCACGTTGGGGCGACTCTGGTATCAAGCCGCTGGACAACCTCCAGACCTGGGCTGACACGATCTACGAAAACTCGGGCTACGCTCCGACCGACGTGATCATGGGCTCTGCTGCCTGGGCGGTGTTCCGTGTCGATGCCGACGTGCAGAAGCAGCTCGACCTGAAGCGTGGTTCGGTGCAGACCGAACTGAACCTGGCGCCTGAAGTTCTGGCCCCGGTTGCTTACAAGGGTCAGGTGGGTGCGTTCCGCGTGTGGGTCTACAAAGACTGGTACGAGGACAACAGCGGCGCCAACGTCGAGATCATGAACGCCAAGGCCGTGATCCTGCTGAACCCACAGGCCATTGAAGGCGTTCGCGCTTTCGGCGCGATCATGGATGCCCGCGCTGGCTTCCAGTCTCAGCCGATCTTCTCGAAGATGTGGCTGAACGAGGACCCGAGCGTGACGTATCTGATGAGCCAGTCGGCTCCTCTGATGATCCCGACCCGTCCCAACGCAGTGCTGAAGGCCACCGTTCTGGCCTGATGAGTGACTGAAGTGAGGGGGCTTCGGCCCCCTTATTTTTCAAAGGAGAGGTAGTAATGTCCAAAGTAAATCTGATCGCCCTGCACGTAGTCCTTCGTGGGGCAGAAAAAGGTGATGTGCCTGTCAACGGGCACTTCACTGAGTCTGCCGATGAGGCTGAACTGTTGATCGCTGCTGGCGCTGCGCGCCTGAGCGACGTTGCAACTGCTGCCCCTGTGGCGGCTGCCGGCGAGAAGAAAGGTAAGAAGGGCGCAGCTCCTGCGGCCTCTGAGCCTGATCTCGAAGGCGGGGACGACATCTAAAATGGCAAGCTGGCGTGAGGTGAGGGACAAGGCGAGGACGCAGGTGCACGGCACCTTCGGACTCCCTGCTGTCTACACCCCACCTAACGCCACGCTGCCTGAGCATTCAAGTACCTGCACGGTGCGTATCCACGAGTCAGTCGTCCTCAGTGGCGACTTCGACTCCAGCGGTATGGCCGAGCAGAACTTCTCTGCTCCCGAGATGGTGTTCCTTGTATCTGAAGTGTCTCCTGTGGTCGGTGCCGTGTGTGCCGTCACAGGGGTACGCTCCTACCGAATTGAGTACGTCTATCCCGTGGACGGTCTGACGGTGAAGGCGGAAGTATCGAGGGTCTGACATGGCCCGCGAAGTTATTACGATCACCACCCGTGGCATCAAGGACTTCGAGAAGTACCTCGACAGTATGCCCGAGCGCACCCTTGAAGCCGCTCGCCACGCCATCAACGATACAGTCCAGTGGACACGCACACGCGCCAGTCGTGAGATGCGTCGCCAAGTCAACTTCCCCGCTCGATACCTCGACAGCAGCAGCGACGGTCGGCTGTTCGTCAGCAAGCGTGCGTCAGGTACAAGCCTGGAAGCGGTCATCACGGGTCGTCGCCACCCCACATCTCTGGCACGCTTCCTCACCAAGAAGCCGAGCTTCGTCGTAGGCGCTGGCGCTCGCAAGGGCAAGCACCGCGAGAAGCTGACGGTACGAGTGCAGCCTGGCCGCGACAAGACCTTGCAACATGCCTTCGCGATGAAGCTCAAAGCGGGTAACGCCAACATCGACACACAGTTCAACGTCGGGGTTGCGCTACGCCTGCCGAAGGGTACGGCCATGACCAAGAGCCGTGGTGCGAAGCTGCTGCGGCCCCCGGCGCGCAAGGATGGAGGCAGTCGTGAGGTCAACTCGGACCTCTACCTGCTCTACGCCCCGTCGGTGGATCAGGTGTTTCAGGACGTAGCCAAACAATTTCAGGAACCTGCGGCTCGCAAGCTGGAGTCCGAGTTCCTTCGACAACTCAACAGACTAGGAGTCTGACATGGCGATCTCCCGCCGTTACGCCGTGATCAAGGCTATCGCTGATCACCTCAAAACCGTCACCGTTGCCAACGGATTCACTTACGACCTGTCGAACTCTGTCTACATCGGCAGGCGTGTGTTCGGGGATACTGAAGCGATGCCGCTGGTGACCCTGCTGGAGATACCTGACATTCAGATACCAGGCACGCGCCCCGAGTCAGGGGCTGTGCAGACCGGGGAGTGGGAGTTCTTCGTACAGGGCTCCATCAGGGCCACTGACCCGCTGAACCCGACTGTCGACGCCTACACGTTCATGGCCGACGTGACGAAGGCGCTGTCTGACATCGTGAACCCTGCGAACGATCCCAAGCATGGCACCACGCCGAAGGCTATCTACCTTGTGGGCGGGAAGGTGATCAAGTTTGACATTGGCGGATTTCATGTCCGTCAAAGCGATGAGGTTCCTTCACAAAGCAACTTTTACTTGCGTATCCGAACTCAGGTTGTTGAGCGTCTCATCAATCCCTACGATTGAGATGCTGGCCGAACACGGCCCGAGTTCGTTCAACTGTCAACTGAGAGGATTCACAAATGGCTGACAACCTTGTACTGGGCCGTGGAGAGCTTTACTTCGACCCGTTCTTGAGTGGCACCACCACAAAAACGGGTGAGCGTTACATCGGTAACACCACCGAAATCAATCTGAACATCGAGTCGGACAAGCTGGATCACTTCAGCTCCGACCGTGGCATCCGTGAAAAGGATCGTTCCGTCATCCTGGAAGTGCGTCGTCAGGGCTCGTTCACGACTGACAACATGGCCACTGAAAACCTGGCGATGTTCCTGCTCGGTGACACCTCTACAGTTACCCAGGCATCAGGCTCCGTGGTAGCTGAAGGCATCGCTGATGTCATCAAGGGCCGTTACTATCAGGTGGGCGTCTCTGCTGGCAACCCACAGGGTGTGCGTGCCATCTCTGCTGTGACGGTGAAGAAAGGCGCCTCGACGCTGGTGCTCGACACCGACTACTCGCTGGATGCCACACTGGGTCGCATCAAGATTCTGGACGGCAGCGTCACGATCACCAACGGCGACGACCTGACTGTTGACTACACCCGTGCCGCCAACAGCCGTACTCGTGTGACCACCGGTGCTTCTGCCGAGATCAAGGGTGCGCTGCGCTACATCAGCTACAACCCTGAAGGCGAGCAGCGCGATGTGTATATCCCTTACGCCCTGATTACTCCGAACGGCGATCTCGCCATGAAGGGTGAGGAGTGGCAGCAGGCTGCGTTTTCTATCGAAGTGCAGAAGCTCGATACCAACACCGCAGCAATTTATGTGGACGGTCGCCCGGTTTAACCGGGTGATCTTCCGTGCCGTTAAAGGAGGGGAAAACCTTGGCACTTTCTGATCTGGTAATACCGACCGAGGAGTTCAAGATACGCAACACCTCGGTCACCATTCGCGGGCTGAATGTCGCTGACATCGCCTATCTTTTCACCTCGAACCGCAAGGACGTTGAGCGTTTCGCTGAGCTGTGGAAGCTCAACGACGGGGAGATTTCACAGGATTTCATCACCGAGGTGCTGGCAGAGTTGCCTGACCTCGTGGCGAAAGCAATCGCCTGTGCCTCCGATGAGCCCGCAGCCTGGCCCAACGCTCGCAAGCTGAATGGCCCGACGCAGTTGGTCATGGTCAACGCGATTGGCCGACTTACCTTCGAGGGTATTGGTGTAAAAAAGTTTCTGGGGGAGATGCTGGGATTCATGGAGGGCATGAAACAAGGCGCTCTGGTAATGACCAGCGAAGCTCCCTCCACTGGTACTGGCGGCTAAGGGAGGACATTAGCCTCCTGCTGGCGCATGGCCACCCTCGCGCCAGCGAGTACCCGCTGTGGATGCTCTCGATGGAATGCGAGATTATCCGCAGTCGCATCAACCACCTGGCCGCCACTGAAGCAATGCTCTTACAAATGGCGGTTGGTAGCATCCTGGACAAGAAGGCTGCCACCGCTTTCACAAAAATGGTGAAAGGGTTGGTGTCTGATGTCTAAGGCCGATGTCGAACTTGCTATCCGTGCGCGGGACGAAGCCTCCGACGCACTGAAGGCAGTCAAGAAAACCGTCAAAGAACTGACAGGTGAGCAGAAGGACCTCGTGGCAGCCGCCGCAGGTGCCTCGAAAGCGCTCACCGATCAGACCCAAGCGCTCGGCGCCGTCAACAAAGAACTCATCAAGTCCCAAGGTAAACTCGCTGGGCTTGAGGAGGAGCTGCGCCGGGAAGCGACAACGGCAGAGCAGCTCGGGGCCGCTTTCACGAGCATGGCCGCCGCGCTCACCGTGGCTACCCGCGAGTTTGATGACGCCTCTGCTCCTGCACAGAAACTCTCTGCTGAACTCAAGGCACTCGTCGACCGTAGCAAGCTGTTGCAGGCTGAAAACCGCAACCTTGCAATCTCCAGTGGCGACATCAAGAAAGCCATCGACGAAGCCAAGCTCGCCGTCAAACCTTTCTCGGATGCCGTCAAAGCCGCCAAGGAAGAACTGCGCCTGGCTGCTGCCGCGTTCAAAGCCTCGAACACTGAACTCAGCAAGTCGGCCACCGAAGTCAAGAACGCCGACGCGGCCTACGCCAAGCTGGGTGTTCGCGCTGGTGAACTAGGCGACCGTCTCGGGAAGTCACAGGCAAAGCTGGCCAGCCTCAACGCTGAGCTGGCGAAAGCTGGTGCCAAGCGCGGCAGTGACGGGGCGTTCAGCACCAAGCAGGATGAGGCCGCCTACGATAGCCTGGCTAAGAAGGTGGCAACTGCCGCCGCATCGGTCGCAGGTATCGAGGGTAAGCTCACCGCGGTCAACGTCAAGTTTGGTCAGGCTGGGCAACGGGTTCGAGATGCTGCCGCCCAGTACGCGCAGGCTGAAGTAAACGTCACCAAGGCTCAGGCTGCGTTCAGCAAGCAGCAGGTGAACCTGGCTACCTCCAAAGCTCGGGCCGAGGAAGTCTCTGCTGGCATCGCCAAGCTGAACGAGCAACTGGCTGAGAACAGTCGCCGGTCGCGTGACAACAGCACTGAGGTTGCCAAGCTCGTCGGTGAACGTCAGGCGCTCAACGCCAAACTGGCGGAAGCGACTGCTGTGCAGAGGCAGGCCAATGCGGCACTAAAGGAAGCTGAGACAAACACCAAGGCTTCGGGTGCAGCACTTGATAAGCAGCAGGCGAAGGTCGCTGCACTCGGCGTAAAGACCGCCGCTGCACGCGGTGAGACGGCGGGCCTTGCCAGCAAGCAGCAGGAGTTGGGCGCAGCCGTTGAAAAGAGCACCGCCAAGCTGGGCGGGTACACTGCTGCACTGGGTAAGGTTGAAGCTGAGCAGGGCAAGGTCAACAAGGGCCTCTCCCTGTTCAACGATACCGGGCGTACCACGCTCTCCACTGCCCAGCGTATGAAGGGGCAGATACTCTCGCTCGTTGCTGCATATGGCGGTCTGTTCGGCGCGATCAACCTCGTGCAGCGTGGCCTTGCCTTGCAGGAGAAGGAGACGGGCACCAAGTCCCGCCTCAACGTCGTGTTTGACGGCGACATGGGCAAGACCGCGCAGGAGATGAAGCTGCTGCGCTCTGAGGCTGAGCGCCTCGGCATGGTCTACACCGACCTGGCTGAACAGTATTCAAAGGTTGCTGTGGCGGCCACCTCGTCAGGTGCAACCATTGAGCAGACCCGCACGGTGTTCTTCCGCCTGGCGGAAGCCTCCAAGGCGGTCGGGCTCAGCAGCGAGCAGAACGAGCGTATCTTCACTGCGATCAACCAGATTTTCTCGAAGGGGAAGATCAGCGCTGAAGAACTGCGTCAGCAGTTGGGTGACGCACTGCCTGGTGCGACTCGCATACTTGCCGACTCAATGGGCAAGACCACCGCTGAAATCGACAAGATGATGGCTGCCGGCCAGATCACCTCGCAGGAACTCATCAGCTTTGCCGTTGAGGCGAGCGAGAAGTTCGGCAAGGGCCTCGCTGGCAACATCGACAGCGTGAACTCGAACATCAACCGCACAAAGAACCTGCTCGATGATCTCCAGCGGGGGTTCAATCAGGGCTTCTTTGTCGGGTTCGGTGAGGCGCTGTCCACGATCAGCAAGGAACTGGGCGGTAACCAGGGCGCGGCTGAGCTTGCCAAGAGCTTCGGCAAGGCAATGGGGCAGATCGTTGTAGCCACTGTGCAGTTCGTGAAGCTGGCAGCGCAACTCGCGCCCCTGATCGTGGGCTTCGGCGCCGCCTGGGCTGCGGCCAAGCTCGCTGACACGGTTCGTTCGCTCGGTGATGCCAACAACGCGCTCGCCCTTATGACGCGGGCCTTAAAGCTGTCGTGGGTCGAGCTGGCGACGTTCAAGACAAACCTGCTCGCTGCTGAGGCAGGAGCCGGTCGCACCGCCGTCGTGTTCAAGGCACTTGGCGCCTCGCTGAACCTACTGGCAGGTGTACTCGGTGCAGGCGCCATCGGGTATCAGCTCGGGCAAATCTGGTATCAGTTTGACTCGGGCAAGAAGTTCGGGCTTGAACTGGTGTTCGTGCTGAAGGACCTTGAAGCGACCATCGAGAATATCGGGGGCAAGTTTAAGCTGGTCAAGATGCTCATGGGCGGTGAAATCTCGCTCAAGGCGTTCAACCAGGCAGTCGATGCGCTCGACAAGAAGGCCAATGCTGCGGTCGCCGGGGTTCGCAAAACCATCGACGAGATGCAGGCCGACATCGACAAGGGCTTCGGCAAAGAAACTGTTGCGGGCTTCGACTCCACGGCGTTCCTCAAGGAGCAGGAGAAGATCGCGCTGGCGCAGGCCGAGCAACTGAAGGGTGTACAGACTGCCGCTGAAGCAGCCGAGAAAGCTGCCAAGGCCAAGGAGAAGGCTGACAAGAAGGCCGCGCAGGCGCTTGAGGTACTGCTCAGCAAACAGAAGGAATTCGACTCACTGCTGAGCACGAGTCGCGACCGCGTAGAGGACCTGGGTCGTGCGTTTGAAGCCTTTGATGATCAGCGTCGCTCAGCGCTCACCGATGGCAGTGAGGCCACGCTCGAAAGCCGCCTGAAGGAAGCAGACCTCAAGGTCAACGCTTTCAAGCGGCAGTCGGAAGCCATCGCCTCGGACGTGCAGAAGCAGATCGACAAGCTGCAAGCCCTGATGAAGGCGCCTGAAGCCACACCTGAACAGAAGGCTGTTGCGGGTGGGCAGATCATCGACCTCTCAGTGATTCAGAGCAGCCTCGACAGCACCCGCGACGCCGATGCAGCCCTGCTGCGTGATCGCCTGACGAACCTCGCCACCTTCGAGGACGCGCAGCAGATGGCTGCCCTGATGGAGCAGCGTCGGTCGATCCAGCTTACCGAGAACTCTCGACGCGCACAGGCTGAAAAGCTGACTGAGTTGCAGCTCACGGAGCTGAACAACCAGATCATTGCCGAGACGGCGTACGGGCTTGAGTACGCTTACCTGAAGGCGGCTGCTTACGCTCGTGAGATCGGTAACCCCGCGCTTGCTGAACAGTTGACGGCTCAGGCTGCTGCGGTACGCGACGGCATTGTACCAGCGATGACAATGTGGGAGAGCCTCTCCAAGAGCGTGTTCGGTACTCTCCTCAACGGCATCACCAGCTTCGTCGAGTCGTCCCTTGACGGCTTTGCCCAGGCTGCTGCTGGTATGCAGTCGTGGGGCGACGCCCTGAAGAACGTCGGGGATCAGTTCCGACAGTTCGCCATCGGTGTGCTGAAGCAGATCGCGCAAATGATCATCCAGTACATGATCCTGAAGGCTATCTCTGGTATGGGTGGTGGGTTAGGGGCATTCGCAGCGCAGCAGCTCGGTGCACCCGTGAAGCACGGCGGTGGCCTCATCAACGGCATGGGCGGCGTTCGGCGCTCAGTGAGCCCTACATGGTTCGCCAACGCGGAGCGCTTCCACACAGGCGGTTTTCCTGGGTTAAAGCGTGATGAGGTTCCTGCTATCCTGCAAACCGGCGAGGAAGTTCTTTCCCGCAATAACCCCCGCAACGCGCTCAACGGCGGGGGCGGTAGCTCCGCGCAGAACATCAAGATCGTCAACACCATCGACTCAGGATCGGTGCTCGAACAGGGCATCAACACTGCGGCGGGGGAGAAAGCGATCATGAACTTCATGCGGGCAAACAGAGCTGGGCTCAAACAGGTACTCGCGTAATGGCATACGAAATCGGTACGGTCACCAACAGCGGCGGGTTGTACGCCAACCAGAACATGCTGCTGAAGATCAAGACGTTCGCGGAGGCGAACGGCTGGACCACGCTACGCTACGACGACACTATCGCCACTCGCGAGCTGATCCTGAAGTCGCTGGGCCTGTCAGGTACAGAGGAAATCTTTGTCGGCTTCCGTGCCTATCAGGACGCGGGTGCCGACTACTACAACCTCTCAGTCGCAGGATTCACCGGCTACACGCCTGGTAACAGCTTCATCACGCAGCCTGGCTACTTCGAGAGTGGCATCCCTGCTCACAACCTGAGCATCGGCTACTGGTTGAGATCGACCGCCAACGGCATCTACTTTGCATTGAAGGTCGGCACGCCTGTCTACACGGTGGGTATCGCTGCAAAAGCACTGGCGTATGCACTGCCAACGCAGTTCCCCTACCCGCTTGTGGTCGGTGGCATGTTGTCGGGCATTCCCGCTACGCGCTTCTCGGACACCACACAGTCGATGCCTTTCAAGGGTAACCGGGCGAACTTTAAGATGCGCTTCGTTGATGGCGTGTGGACGCAGGTATACGCCTGGCCGTGGAGTTCCACACACATCGCAGGCGCCACCGCTCAGATACGCGAGACAGGGACGGTTTATACCTTGCAACCCGTGACCCTGCACAACAACACCAACGGTGTGTATGGGGCGCTCGATGGCGTCTACCACATCGCGGGGTTCAACAACGTCGTGGAGAACACGCTCACCATTGGTGGGAAGCTCTACGTCGTGATCCAAGACGTGTACCGCACGAGCTTCAACGATTACATCGCACTGGAGATGTCGTAATGGCGTACTCAACTGGCTCGGTATCGAGCATGGCCGATCTGCTGACGGCACTTACCAACGCCGGCACCGCGAACGGTTGGACATGGGCTGATGGCATCTTGCACAGCGGCGACTGCCATGTGCAGCTCAGCTCGACCGTCGACACAATCGTCGTACTTGCTGGGCTGGGTAAGTCGGGGAGTACGCTGCTGACCCCTGCGCCTGCGGCAACATATCTAAGGGCCGTGATCAGTGCCGCTCCGATAGCTTTCCCCTGCACGTACCACCTGTTTGCAAAGTCGACAGAAATATATCTTGTCGTCAACCACGCAACGAGTTACTACACCCACTTGGCTTTCGGCCAGTCCCCTGTAGCGGGAATGCCCGGTACAGGGGTGTGGGCGGCAGGTACGGCGTACACCTCGAACACAGGCGGCGTGGGGCGAGTGTGGGTAATAAGTAATGGCGACACTGAAGGTGGCTACAGTTCGATTAGCTCCAACTACGCCCGCTTCGGGTTGTTCCATGTTAGCAATGCAGTGGGGGCCACGTCAGCGGGAGCCTATGTCCACCACGGACTGCCGGGGTGGTCGGATCAGACGATTATGCCCCGCACCCTCGGCGGGGTCAGGCAGCTACACGTCATGGACAACCCTGCTGTGAACTGGAACGGGCAGGCATACCTCAGTCCAATACAACCGTGGATCGATCGAGGTTCCAGCAAAGTATCGGTGGTCGCTGATCTGCTGTACGCCCGTTATGCCCGTCTCGATAACCTTGAACCTGGCGACACGATCACGCTTGGCGCCGATCAGTGGAAAGTATTCCCGTTGTTCAAGAAGAACTCGGGTTCGCGAAACCCGCCCACTGAATACAATGGGACTGCTGCCCACACGGGCACCTACGGCTATGCGTTCAAGGTGTAACTATGGCTGTGCTCGCTGGTGCACTGATTGAACAAGGGCTGTCACCGACGACCGACCGCGTTACTTCGGACATCGATACCAACCCGATGCTGTTTGCTGTCGCTGCGCACGTTGATCTGTTGACGCCGGCTGGCGCCCCAACGCGCACGGTGGCAGCGGCATATGCTCGCTCGCTGGATGGCTACAAGGCCAGGTCTTACACAGACGACTACTACTACCGCATCCACATCTCCCCGAACCCACTGTCGTTCGGCAACCTCGTCACAACCACGACGCAGAGCGTCATCCTGTGGAATGCGTACTTCGAGACAAAGACACTCTCCAGTGCGCTGCTGACAAACGGCGACGGTATCTCAATCTCGTCCCCTGTCGCCGTTCCATCCAACCTCGCCCCTCTGCGCTACATCACTTACGACGTGACAGCGCACATGGACGGCCCGCCGCTGATGGATGCCACCTACACGGTCATCATCGGCGGCGAAACGATGCGCCTATCGATCACTGGCCAACGCATCGTGCCGTTCCTGTTGCCACCAAACTGGCGTGACGGCGTGACGGAGACGTTCGGCTTCCTGACCGACGTACTGCGCTCACAGGACGGCACCGAGCAGCGTATCAGCCTGCGAGGTAAGCCTCGGCGTCGCTTCGAGTATCGCTTCGTGGCAGCGGGCTCGCAGTGGCAGCAGCTCCAGCCGCTGCTGTGGGGCTGGCACAAGTACCCCTTCGCCGTTCCGGTGTGGACCGACCGAGCAATACTCACCGCCGACATCGCCGTAGGTGTCGTGTCGATCCCGATTGAAACGTCGACCAGTCGGAGCTTTGTGGTCGGCGGGCTTTGTGCGCTGGTGCAGAACTCGACGGTCTATGAGGCCGGCGTGATTGATGCAGTCAACCCGACCTCGATCACACTGCGCCTACCGACGACTCGCGCCTGGGCAAAAGGTAGCGCCCTCTACCCGATGGTGACGGCCAACCTGCCCGAGACGCTACCCATGACACGCGAGACAGATAACGTGATCGTCGGTAACGCACTGTTCGACTGTGAAGTAGGTACTACCGACGCACGCCTGCCTGTTGCAGCAGCAGCCGTCACCTACGGCGGTGTCGAGGTGATCACGGCACAACCCAACTGGTCAGGCGGCTTGCAGCACGACAACACACAGGCGTCAGAGGTTATCGACAACGACACCTCGTGGCCTGTGCGCTTCGTCACTGAGGGGTTCGCCCGTTCCGTACGTGCTCACCGCTGGCTGCTGGGCAGCAAGACAGAGATCGACGCCTTCCGGGCGATGCTGAAACGTCTCAACGGTCGGCAGAAGATCGTGCACCTGCCGAGCTTCAGCGACGATTTACCGATGGCCGCGAGCGCTTCGAGTGGAGCCATCGACATCGAAGTCGACGTGCCGAACCTTGGCCAGTTCATTACGCCCACAGGCCCCTACCGCTTCATCCAGGTGGTGCTCAGCAACGGCACGACCAAGTACCACACCATTACGAGTGTCACGAGCTACCTAGGTCACTATCGACTCGGGGTGTCACCGGCCCTCGATTACAATATTGTTCTCGGTCAAGTGCAGCGCGTCTCGTTCATGCCCCTGTTCCGGTTACAGAACGATGAGGTGTCGCTCCAGTGGCTCTCTGACAGCGTGGCAACTGCTGAGCTGTCGTTCGTTCTGGTGACAGGCTGATGACGACCTACTCGATTATTGAGACGAGCCAGCTCGACGGTGAGCCCGTTGAGTTGTACCGATTCTCGTACACAGGCATCGACTACTGCCACACTTCAGGGGACGAGGTGGTCGTGTATGACGGCCACACCTATACCCCGCTACCTATCACACGCGGCTCGATCAGCCCTGCTGCGGATCGAGGAAAGTCGTCGCTGACGCTAAACGTGCCTCGTACCTTCCCATTGGCTGACGTGTTCCGCATCTCACCGCCGAGCGAAGTGGTCAACCTGACGATCTATCGGCGTCACCGTAGCGTCGAGGCGTACGAAGTGTACTGGTCAGGGCGCATGACTGACATGAAGCTGGACAGCTTCGGTGTTGAGATCACCTGCGAGAGCCTGCTGGCGTCCCTCCAGCGCAGCATCCTGACCCGGCAATACAGTCGCGGCTGCGCCTTCCTGCTTTACGGCACGAGCTGCGGTGTAAGCAAGGCGGCCAATCAAGTGCTGAGTACCACGTCTGCGGTCACAGGTAACGTCGTTACGTCAGCGCTGGCACAAGCTGTCGGCTTCTTCGCTGGCGGGACACTGGAGTACAACAACGCGATCACAGGCAGTCAGGAGTCACGCTTCGTGGTTGATTTCAGCGCCGGGGTGTTTACGCTCGACCGTACAGCCTACGGCCTACTGGCAGGGATGAACTTTTCTGCTTACCCAGGGTGTGACCACTCCTACGACTCGTGCCGCGACAAGTTCAGCAACAACGACCGTTACGGCGGCTTCCCCAACATTCCATCGAAGAACCCGTTCTCGGGTGTGAAGATATTTTAAGGAGGTGTCGTGAACTTTCTGATCATGTTCGCCATTCAGTTGGCGCTCTCTACAGCAGCCTACCTGCTGACCCCAAAGCCCAAGCCACCCAGCGCAACAGCGGGGAAGCTCGACGTACCGACCGCGCAAGAAGGTGGTTCCGTACCCGTGGTGTTCGGTACAGTGCTGCTCAAGTCACCCAACATCGTCGACTGGTTTGCACCGGGCACGAAGGCAATACGGAAAAAGGTATGACCACCGTCACCGTGCATGACCTCAAAGCAATGGCGTACTGCAATCGCGGCTCACGCCCATTTTTTGAACGGCACGGGCTTGACTGGGGTGACTTTGTAAGAAACGGTATCGACGCTGAACTGCTGATCGCCACGGGCGATGCGATGGCGCTTCGACTGGTTGACGTGGCAAAGGGGCGTGAAAGTGTCGAAGGGTAGTAAGTGGTACACCGCTGGCTATTGGTACAAGTTCTCCGCACACGCGGTGCTTTGTCACGGCCCTGTGGACGCTATTACCCGCATACTGGCAGGTGAACGAACTGCCTGGACAGGTAACGTCACAGCCAACACTACTCTCGACATCGAGCAGACTGACCTGTTCGGTGGGCAGGATGCTGAAGGGGGCTGGCGGGGCAAGATCGACGTGATGATGGGTGAGGACGATCAGGCGGTCAACGCCTGTATCGCAGCCAACCGCCCTGCCACCGCTGCCGCATATCAAGGTGTTACCAGTTTGGTGTTCAGGGGTAAGGCCGAGGAGGTTGTCACCTCTGTATGGGTATGGCTGGGTGGAGGTACATCACCCTTTAAGCAGTACACCACTACGCTCCCGGCTGACTCTCTCACCGACGGCTTCTGGTGGACGGCCAACGCACAGTCACCCAAGCCGTTCTGGACTGAGGTGAAGCACATTCTGAAGGGCCGCCCGTGGTACACGGCGAAGGCGGCTATCGGCGCTTACGACATGAACCCGGCGCACATGATCTATACCGTGCTCACCAACGCACAGTACGCGCTGGGTCGCCCATCTTCAGAGATCGACGACGCGGTATTTCGGGCTGCTGCCGACACTCTCCACGCTGAAGGTTTCGGCCTGTCACTCCCCTGGTATGACAACACCACGGGTGAGGACTTCATCCATCTTATCCTGAACCACATCAATGCCGTGCTCTACACCGACCCGGCTACAGGCAAGTGGGTACTGAAGCTCGCACGCGGCGGCTATGACGTTGGCTCGCTACCTGTAATCAATAACACTAATGCGACGCTCGAAAGTTTTGATCGTGCAGGCTGGGGCGAGATCACCAACACGCTCACCGTCAGCTACATGAACCGCAGCACGGCCAAGGAGGCGAGCCTCACCGTTCATAATCCTGCTGCCATCTCGGCGCAGGGCGGGCAGATCATCGCCTCCTCAAAGTCCTACATGGGCATCCACGATGACGCCCTGGCCGCACGAGTGGCGCAACGTGACCTGCTCTCGACCTCAACCCCTCTCGCCACCTGCATGTTGATCTGCAACCGAGAGATGGCGTCCCTACGCCCTGGTGACGTGTTCAAGCTGACATGGGCACCGCTCGGCATCGACAGCCTGGTGATGCGTGTTGGCGCTATCGACTACGGCACGTTGACCGACGGCAAGATCAGGATCACCGCAGGCGAGGACGTGTTCGGTATGCAGGCGACGAGTTATGTCGCTTCACAGCCGTCACAGTGGACTGATCCGATGTCAGCTCCTGTCGCGGCGGCTCACGTCAAAGCTGTGGAGCTGCCGTACTGGGAAGTCAATCGCAACATGACCGCTTCGGCTATTACCGATCTCGACCCTGACTTCGGCCTCAGTGCCGTCTACGTCACACCCACAGGACTGGTCGATGACGTTGTTGTCTATGCAGCAGGTACAAGCGGCGGCGTGTATGCCAAGGTGTTCGACGGCGGGCTTGTCACGACCGCGACTCTCGGCGCAGACATCGGTGTCGGTGAGCTAACAACGGGCGTGGTTATCGACAACCTCAAGAACCCCGAGCCTATGGCCGACAGTGAGTATGGCTATCTCGACGACGAGTGCGTGTTGATTACGGCATATGATGTCGGCACGAACACCTACACGTTACGTCGTGGCCTGCTCGACACTGTGCCGGTGCCTCACACCGCAGGCGCACGCTTCTACTTTGGTGTCGACGGGATGAACTTCGACGAGACTGAACGGCTGCTCACCGAGGACACCTTCTACAAGGCGGCGCCAAAGAACACTTACGGCGAGCTGGCGCTCGGGTCGATCACACCTGTGTCGGTGACGATGGCCAACCGTTACCAGCGGCCCTATGCGCCCGGTAAGCTCCGCATCAACGGTGCAGCGTATCCGACGGTAATTACGGGCGACCTCGTGGTTGCGTGGGCGCATCGTGACCGCACCTTGCAGACGGCATACGTGGTCACCCAGGACGAGGCAAACATCGGTCCTGAAGCGGGTGTCACCTACACGGTGAAGGTCTACGGCGACGCAGGCACGCTGATCCACACAGAGAGCGGTATCACTGCTGCGACCTGGACCTATACACAAGCGGCAGAGACAGCCGATGCCGGTGCTTATCAGAGTCGACTGCGCGTCACTGTCGAAGCGGTGCGCGGCGGCCTGACGAGCTGGCAGAAGCACGATCACACATTCGACCGCGCAGGGCTCGGCCTGTCGCTCGGCAAATACCTCGGAGGGGTGTAAATGGCACTTTCAAACGGCGCAAATCTAGGGCTACTGGTCAACGGTGCACTCGGTGAAACCCATCTCACTGAGCTGATGAAGCAGTGGCGGGGCCTCGATGCGCTGGTGCAAGCCAGCGTCAAGGACAAGGACCTTGCAACGCCTCCGGGCTCACCTGCTGACGGAGATCGTTACATCGTTGCCGCATCACCCACAGGCGCATGGGTCGGCCACGCCGGCAAGATCGCCCGCTACTCGACTGTAGCGCTGGCATGGGAGATGTTCACCGGCAAGGAAGGCTGGGCGGTGTGGGTCGACGACGAGGACGCTGAGTATCGGCATGACGGTACGAGCTTCAAGTTTGCCAAAGGCGCTGGCACTGGAGCGGCTCGTCCTGCCAGTGGGCTCGTCGGGGCATCGTACTTCAACACCACCACGTCGAAGCCTAACTGGTACACAGGCTCAGGCTGGGTGGACGCTACTGGCACGGCGGCCTAACCACGGGTGCTCCCTGCTCACCTTCCGCGCTTCAACACGGTGGAAGGCAGGCAGTAGCGGTGTCGTCATCGCTTTCTCAACGTCCCACTTCTTCAGTCGCTCACGTAGACAGTCCACAGTGATGCCCAGGCGCGCAGCAGCGTCGATGAGGCGTTCACGTCCACCTGACCACTCAACGTAGCGCCAGCGCTTCGCGGCGGCCTTGGCGATGGCTTCAGGTGGGAAGCCTGACCAGTTTGCCAGGCCCGTGCGTGTTCGCTTCGGCAGTGCGATACCGTGGAGCCTGGCGTAGCGTCGCACCGTCTTGTCGGCACACTCCAGTATCGCTGCGATGTTATGGGCGCCGTAGCCCTCGCCTGCAAGCTGGGCCACATAGCTGACGAAGGTTGTCGTGTCGAGGCTTAGAGGGCGGCTCAATTTAATGCCCCAGGCTCAGATAGATTCACCAGTTCCGAGAATAGTCCAACAAACTCAGGCCACGTTACTTTGTCGCCGCCTTGTGTGTCGCACAGTGCCTGTGCGCGCACGGTAAATTCGTGCAGAAGCTGTTTCCTGTACTCCACGTAGCCGACAGTGAAGCGCTCTGACTCAAGCTGGCTGATGCGCTCGCGCAAAGCATCAAGCTCGGCGGCGGTGATTGATGTGGTGGGCTGGATTATCATTGGAAGCCATGCGCCAGAATTGCGACGGATCGGCTCAATAATGTCGTCGGCTATAAACTCTGACGAAAGGGCACCGTCTGGATGCCAGCGAACCCAAGCCACCACATCCCCCGCCACAGGAACTGATACGGACTGCGCGGCTTGCCATGCTATATATGCTGCGTGTGTTTCGTTATCAGAATAGAATCCACCTACGCTAGTCAGGTCAAAGCATTCTGTAAGTGCCCACTTCTCGAACCGTTCCCGCATCTTGTCACTCATGGCGTGGCTCCTTCGTCGATGGCTTAAACCAAAGATGCGTTCCCATACATGGCCCGCTCATACCTTGGGCAAAAAATATCGCATCTTCTTCGGTATCAAAATGCCGCCCTGTTGCCCCGCCGTTAGTGCCGTTCCATGACACATAGAGCAGTTTATCTTCCTTCTTTGGCGATTCAGGCGAAACACGAATGCGCCTTGCACGGATTCCAAGCGCATATAGTTCTGAGTCGAATGCTCCCATCACTCCCCCTCCTTCTTCGGCTGCGGGGCGGCTGCGATACCTGCTCTGTAAAACTCGTCCGTATCTGCATCCCTTCCGAACTGCTCAAAGCACATTTCGGAGAAGCTATCCATTGCGAAAATCTGTTCAGCCGTAGGTTCCACCGGAACCAACTTCCACCCCTCCGGCACCCGCTCGGCCTCAAGCTGGCGGATGCGCTCGTTCAAATTCGCCACAGTCGCCTCGTATGCGCGCAGTTCGATGGCGTGCGTCTCGGCTTGCTCGGTCAGGGCAGCGCGCATAGCTGCCCGTTTCATTATGATCTTTTCGTGCTTCTTCACCAGTGCTTCGATATTCGCATTCATCACTGATTACCGCCCACAAGTATTTTCGTTAAGTCGTCGCACAAGTTCAGCGCATCGAATTTCTTACCGGCGTGTATCGCCAGCTTAATAGCATCAAGGGCCTTCAACGTATCGGCGTTTACTATCCGCGCAACCTGCTGCGTTGCATCACGAGTGGCCCTGTCCAGCTCCGCAGGTGTGCATGAAAACTGGATGCCTAACACGCACCTCAGTTCGTATACCCGCGTAATGTCAAACGGCCAGCGCGGAAGGTGCTCAACAACTTCCGATGACAGCGCAACACTGTCAAACTGATCAGGCAGTGCTACGTTTGTCATGACCACTTCAAGTTTCATACCTTGTGACTCCTGCTAAGGTTTTCAAGTTCTAGTGCCCGGTGTCGATCAAAGCTCACACGCTTATCCTGAGCCAACTCACTAAAATCCACGCAGCGCTTACCTTCGTTATCTTCCGATAGCACGGGTCTGTATGCGTGATGCCACACAATCGCATTAGGCTCACCGTCATCCCGGTCTATGACGGCGACGCGGCTGCCTATTTGCGCCGGTATCGTCCTCTCGGAATCTTCCCAGCAGCGCATCAGAGTGCACGTCCCACTTTTGCCAAGCCTTACTGACTTGGAGTCCATACCTACCCCCACGTCACACGGTTGTTGGTCTTACTTTCGGCCTGTGTACCAACACGACTCTCCAGCCAAGCCTTGCGATACGCCAGGTTGGCGAGCTTACGGGTCTTGTCGATACGCTCGATCTGGTGACGGGCGATAAGGTTATCTAGTTCGAGTGCCTGCTGGCGATGAAAGCAGGCGGCCTCCTCCTGCTGCGTGCGGTCAAGGTTGATCACTTCTACAGCCAGTGCGTTATGAGCAAGCTCGACGTGCGTCAGCTCGAAGCTGTCGACGTGCCGACCCATATGAACTTCTAGGTTGTCGAGGCGACGCATCAGATTAAGGAACCATTGCTTCATTTTTAAATCCTCCAGGTGATGCGGCGTGCACGGCGGTAGGCGATGCGGCACAGCAGGGCGATGCCGACTACGACCAGTGCCATACCTGCTGCGGTGGCGATCATGTAACCCAACAGCGGGTCCTTGGTGATGACCCAGACTAAGGCCGCGTTGACTACGATGATCAGCAGGGCGAGGTTGACTGCTCCTCTCATGGTGTTGCTCCTTTGTTTTTGTTCAGTCCATGTAGATTACAACCTTTGGTTGTATTGTCAACACATAAAGATGTTACTTCAGTACAATTATCTTGTTGTGCTTCTTCTCAAGCAGTATCCGCAGGCCGCACTCCCGGTGCTTCACGATGCAGTCAGGGAGGTGGCACTCGATACACGCTTTGATCTCGTCGGCTGGGTCCAGGTAAATATCTGCGTAAAACTCTTTCTCCGTGGGCCGGCGTTGACTCATGCTTGGCTCCAAGGGCACTGCCCACCTAGTTCAACTTCAACCATGTCATAGTCATCACAATTCAGACAGTGACGTTCCCAAGCGGTTGAAGCCTTCCAGTCGGTGCGCTTGCAGAACGCCTCTACATTCCACTGGTCAGCAGTCCGTTGGGTACGTTCACGTGAGATAGGTTCACCCCACACATGAGCGTCATCTTCACAGTCGACCTTCTTCGTTGTGTAGGTGACGCTGTAGTCGACACTGAGTTCAAACGACTTGTTGCACTCAGGGCACTCAACCTCACCCCCGTCCTGGTCGTGCAACTCGTAGGAGCAGTCGAACTCGTAAGCGCAGTGAGGGCAGATTATCTCGTCGGTGTAGCTGGTTTCTGGACGCTCGCTCATCGCCCGTTCCTCCGCTTGGCGTCCTGCTCGTGCTGCCAGTCGTTGCGGCAGTCCTCATCGCAGAAGTGTTGAGTCGAGGTGTCTCCAAACCACGCCAGGCAGTAGTGACAGCTCCCTGTTACCGGCAGCTTGCGGGCAGTAGCTTTTGCGTTTTGCAGTGCAACCCTCTCAAGCAGCTCCGTTGTGTCAGTGGCAACATCAGTCCAATCGGCCAATTTCCAATCCCCTTCAAAAAGTGAAAACCGTTAAGTTGAAATCTTCCTGGCTTTCGCCAGTTCTATCTGCTTGAGCGCCCATTGCGCCCCAGCGGGTGTTGTTTGGTAGCAGTAGCCGCGTGACAAGGTTGCTTGAATGTTGTTGGCTTTATCCTTGCACCGCGTATAGGTTGATCGCTCTATGAGCCCTTGGTGCAGCAGCTCTTGAACGTGATTCGATACCGTCGAGATGCACGCTTTGGTAGCGGCTGCGATGGTGCGAGTCGACTTGGGCAGGCCCACGCACAACCTCACGATCTCCAGTCTCACCGGGGAGTACCGTTGCTTCCGTTCAGTCAATTTCCAATCCCCTTCAAAAAGTGAAAACCGTTAAGTTGAAATCTTATTGAGCGAGTAGTGCTCGCCCTTCATCAGTGAGGCGATACACGGTGGCAGGTGACGCCTTGTCCCCGGTGCTACGGCGCAGCCTGGCGAGCGAGGTGAGGCGATCAATGCAGAGCCGTACACTGCGCTCACTGACAGCCTTACCCTCCTCCTGTGTGAGCCGCTTGACCACCCATGAGAGGTCGACGCCTGTCTCCTCCTCACTGGCGATCTTCAGCACGGCAAGGTCGGTGGCGCTGGTGCCCGGTGGCACCCGACCGGGCTGCAACACGAGGGCCAGTGGTAGACCCTGATCGAGACGCTTACGCAGGGTGTTCTCGTGGATACCGAGCCGCACGGCCCAACCTGCAACACTGTCACTGATGCCGCCGTGGACGAGCTGCTTACCTGGGCGCTTCACCGACCGGGTGAAGGTGAGGTCGTACTCGGCACACCAGCGCTTCAACGTGGTGAGCGGGCAGTCGAGCGTCACGGCGGCGTTGGTCCAGTTCAGACCTTCGTCACGTAGCTGGATGAGCACGTCCTTCAGGGGTATCCCGTACTCTTTCTCGATGCGGCGGTGGATAGGCGACTTCTGCTTGGGCAGCTCGATGCCCATGTACTCGCACAAGCGCTTCACGGTGGCGCCGTTGAGCCCGAGCTTGTCCTCAAGCCCCCACGGGCCGAGCCCCTCTGCAATCAGTTCCTTGATCACGTCCTCCAGTGGGGCGTTGAACAGCTCGCTCAACTCCTTGATGGTGTGGGCGTAGAACGCTGGCATCATCACAGTGACTTCTCCCCGAGGGCAAAGTAGTGGGGGCGCTGCACTTCAACGACTTCGAGCCCGTTCCACATCCAGCAGTCAGCCTCGGGTGCCGGGTAGAGCAGGAAGCCACGAGAGTCACGGCGCATGGCCAGGACTTCAGCTTCACCGACGTAGATCACGTCAGGGGTTCTGCCGGTACGCAGTGTGTAGTTGTGTACGGCACTGCCGATCATCAGTGGATTGATCATGGTTTGATTTCCTCACGTTGTTTGGCTTCGGCCTTCAGCGCGGCGTAGGCGATGCAGTCGTCTGCACTGTCGCGGTGGAAGCCTTTGCGTTGCCACTGGCGCACGTCCTTGAGCAGTTGCAGCAGGAGCCAGCCCTCTGCCTCGCTCAGCTCGTGGCCGGTGATGGTGTTGAAGGCGTTGATGCACTTACCCATGCTGCGCTCACCACCTGCTTGGTCGTACTGCTTACCGCGCTCCTCCATGATTGCTGCGGCGTTGTGTAGGTAGTCAGTGGCGGTGGGCGGGAGTGTTGTCGCTGTGTTGTTCCAGCCCATAGCTTCAGCAAACTCGGTAACGTCCTTATTACTGATCAGGAGCGCCTCTTGTGTTGCGGCCTCCACTTCCTGTTGAGTCTCAAGCCCGACAACTTCCTCGATCAGATCATAGTCGTGCTCAGCTTTGGTAGTGGCCTTGCCGTCTACGGCGAACACCAAGTCCCGGTCGTGGTGCGCGTTGTAACCGATGAAAGGGAAACCGTTGTTGTAGGGGAAGGTGTTCAGGTGACTCATGTCCCGCATAGGCCCGACCACTTCACGGTTGCGGTTGCGGTAGGATTTCCCAGACTCCAGTCGAAACGAAATCGGTTCGGACGAAATCTCAGAGCCCGTCGCTTCGTGAATCCTGCGCTGCTCAACGATTGAACGGGGGATGACGACGCTCAGTGGGTGCAGTAGTTGATTACCATGGATCACTGCACTGTAGACACCTTCAGCCTGGTCGTGGGTGAGCACAGACTTTCCCAGATACTTGGCCAGCAGCGCACACACCGCTTGCTCGGCAAACATATGACGTGAGTCGGTTTCGACCTTGATCACCTTGTCACCTGCGAAGTACAAGCGCACCTGGATGACGCCGTGGTGCTCAGCGGTGAGGCTGCGGTCGAACGGGTGACTGTAGATTTCGCAATGGGCTATTTTCATCACTTCGTCCTCGTGCTGATGAAGGTCACCACGACGTGCTTGCGGTCAGCCGTCACGGCGTCGACGAGGTTGCTCTCAAACTCGTAGTCGTAGCGGCGACGCAGGTACTGGGCGCGGTTGTTGACGGCGTTACGCATCGTGGTGATCCGCTCCTCGGCTTTTGGGGTGCCCATCTCTTTCATCGAGAAGCGGATGCTCAGAGCCATCGAATCCCCGACGTTGATGTCGGCGGCGGTGTTGCTGTCTTGATCTGTCATGACTAAATATCCTTAACTGGTTGGTAGCTCAAAACGGTTGAGGCGAAATATCCCAAAGGGGGTATGCGCGCCAAACCGTTAAGTCGAAATCTCTGACTCAGGTTCGTAGCCGAGGTCCTGAGCGGTAAGCGGTGTTGCACGTTGCGACTTGAAGGTTAGCCCGTTATGTGTTGTCCAGGGTGTCGAGCGCTCCTTCCACTTCACGCCTCTCACGTTCCAGTGCACTGACTGGTCATCAACGGCGGGGTTCAGAATCGCCGCACGGTAGCGCTTCCAGTCCACGAACTCGCCAAGGTAAACCTGATGGGCAAGGTCGTAGGCTTGCCAGATTGCGTCCACGTAGCGCAGATCAAAGCGGTTCTTGATCACTTCCGAAGTGATGCGCTCCCAGCCCAGCAGCCCCCTCATCGCGGCCTTGAACTCCAGCAGTGACAGCTCGTGGTAGTCGGTAGCGTCAGGGCGGTGAAACACGCCGTGGGCTGTCTCGTAAGCGAAGTCGATGCCACCGAGGGTGATGCAGCGAGCAACGTCGTCAATTGAATGGCCACTGACACGCCAGATTGTGCGGAGAATCTCGTTGAGCGGATGGCCGGCGTCAGTCATGAGTTCTTGTTCTCGTTGTGGTTAGTTGATGAGAGTCACGTTAAATCTGTTTGAGCCTGTGGTCAACTGGTTTGTGTGTGACGCCTCTGCCGTTCGTCGGGATTGAGGTTAAAAAGTTTGGAACGGGCCAGGTCGGCAAAGTAAGCGGCTGGATTTTGCCCGAAAAAGTTTGGAACGGGCTGAGGTGGCAAAGTAAGGAATGGTTTTCTATACCTGTAGCCAGGTTGTGCGCTGGTGCCTTTACTGGACAGGCAGACGAGGCCCAGGCAGGCCCAAAACTTTCTCGCCTACGGGAGAATGCGGGTTTACAGGTAAGTGGGTACTAACTTACTGGCCGGCCTAGCGCTTGAATGGTTGAGCGTTGCGCCCTGGTAGTGGCCAGCGCTTGAAGGGTTGAGCGTTGCGCCCTGGTAGTGGCCAGCGCTTGAAGGGTTGAGCGTTGCGCCCTGGTAGTGGCCAGCGCTTGAAGGGT